GAGTATCTGCTAGGTACTACACAAGAAGAATGGAATGATATTTTTAGAAACTTTAAACCTAGTGACTTATACTATAAATGGGTCACGACCTTTTACTGGCCTAAGTTTTTTGAGAAGATAAAGAGTTAACGACTAAGTCTGCAAGTTTTTTGTTTGTTTCAATACCCGGATGTTTTAAATCTCTAGCAACATCTACAACTTCAATATCTTTAGTTTCAAACTGATAGCAGGGAATCCCTAGTGCTTGTATGTACGTAGTTACACTCAAACGCATTATCTTGTAATAATGTTCTAACACATCAGTTTCAATTACCTTGTAGTACTTGTCAATAATAGGCTTATCGTATAAGTGTTTGATGTAGTCAATCCATGGGCCTAACAAATACTTAGGATCATCAGATGGGTGAAAAAATCTATAAGGTTCAGGCCATTGAACAACTATATATGCTGGTCGTTTCTTAATGTGTTGGGCCCAAGAAAATAAGTTATGTGTTACAACATCAGGTCCTGATGCTTCAACAGATAAGTTGTAATAATCCATACCTAGGCTTTTTGAAACTAAGTAGGGATATGTATCTTCTAGCGCAAGACCTGAACCAAATGTAATACTGCAACCTGCAAATAATACAAAGTCCTTGTCTAGTGTTTCGACGTCTACTGATCTATGCCCGTAGACATTTCTCTTGTAGGTTATATCTTTATTCCTGTAAATCCAATCTTGAGGTTGAGATTTTAAATTTAATTGATAGTTGTCGTAAGAGTCACTGCCTTCTAAAGTAAAATTAGAATGAGGAGCAGTTTCAGAACCAATTAAGTTGTTGTGTAATTTAATCATATCTTTTTATAAAAGGAAATAAAGACTGCCAATTAGTCGATCTTGATGTGTCGTATAAATCCAATACTCTTGTTCTTTCTTTAACAACTTCATAAAAGTCTGCAGGTTCGGTTGATAAAATTTTCATCAATGCATTACACTGGTTAATAACTGTTTCGTCCATTGTTCGATAATGCTTGTTGTTATTTAAAAAATTAGTTACTGCTTCAACACATTTTATTTTTTGATCAGGTTCTAAATACTGTACACTAAAATAAGGAGGCCCTTGAACTATCTGCATATTCATTTCATACCAACTGTCAATTTGATTTGCTTTATCTTCAAATACCTCAAATATCTTTTCAATATCAAAAATATTAAAAATAGAAGCAGTAAAGGAAATACCTATTCGTATAGTTCTCATGCTGATAAGATCGTTTAAATTTTGCGTAAACTGAGAATACCTTCCTGGGTATCTAATAAATCTAAATTTCTCGTCATCTATATGATCCCAACTGACTACAATGCTGTGTTTTGGAAACAAAGAAATCTTATCAAAGATACTTTGATCGTATGTAATCATATTAGTCATGATGTTTAGATTAACATCAAAATTTTCATGCTCAATACATTTATCTATGACCTCTAATGCCATTGGATTAATTAAAGGTTCACCCCCTTGGAGGATGATTGAGTTAGTATTTTCTAAAGCTAATGACAGGTTATCAGCTACGTTGTTTACACTTTCTAATGTTAATTTTCCAGCACTCCATTCTTCAATTTTAATTAACCAAGAAGGAATAGCTACATTATTATCCCTCCATTGAGTAACTTCTTTGGCATGCTGGCTGCTGGCTAATTGATTACAGGTTATACATTTAAGGTTACAGAGGTTTCCAGTTTTAATATCTAGGTCAAAAGGAAGGTCAGTTGTCGGGTCAAAATTATCAATGCTTTTTGATATCAATTGATTACTACGTTGTCTTCTGCTAACAAAACCGTTAGCTTCAGTATCCCAACAACGTTGACAGTTCTCGTTATACTTTCCTTCTATAAGATCTTTGCGAAGACTATTCATCGGATCCGAACGCCAAACATCTTCAACTTTGTCAGACATTACATTATAAAAAGTTCCGTCTTCTTTTTTTATACCTGTACAAAGACTGCTACAGCAAGGAAGATAATTTCCGTTCCTCTCTGTTGCAATATGTACGAATGGTAGTATGCAGAATGTATTACTCATCTTTTAAGTACGGAAACAGTGAGTAGGTATTAGTATTTCTAATCTTGTCGTATCCTTCTATTAAACGCTGTCGTTCTGATACAACAAAATCATAATCTTCCGGGTCGCTTAATATTTCTTCAATCTTTGTCATCATAGCCATTAGATCGTAATCTTTAAAAATAAAATGGTCTTTATTTTTTTCAAGGTAGTCCTTGTGATCTTTTAAAACTTTTTCTTTTTGCTTTTTAGTAAGGTATGTTGTACTAAAATAGTCAGGCTGGAAAACATTTCGATAAATTACTCTGCCAGTAATTTTTCCCTGTCTAGTTAATTTTTCAAAATGATCTAATATATTAGGTATATCAAAAATATTAAAAATTGAAACGGTCATTGATATGTCTGTTTTGATATTTGGTGCTTCAGTTGTTAGTCTATCAAAGTTGTTTAAAAACTTTTCGTAGTTTGCAGGATATCTGATATAACTAAATTTTTCAGCAACAATGTGATCCCAACTAATTCCCAGTGTAATATTATTAAAGAACTTTAGTTTCTTAAGTAACTTATCTGACAAGCTAGTTAAGTTTGTAGTAATCTGCATATTAATATCAAACTGCTGATGTTCTATACAATAGTCTAGTATGCTGTCAAACAGAGGGTGTATTAAAGGTTCGCCACCTTCGATTTCTAAGTAAGACGAGTTTTTTAATATAGAAGATATTTGGTCTGTTAGTTTTGTTTTTTCAAAGTCAATTTGATGGCCTTTGAAAGAATCAATAATTTTAAACCATTTTGGTTTTTCAATACCTTCTTTTTCAAATACTTCTAATTCTTTTTCTATCTGGTTACTATGATAATGGTTACAAGTAATACACTTTAGATTGCAGGTATTATCAACCTTAATGCTTAATTGATGCGGCAACTCGTCGACATGACCGCTCTCTTGTATTCTATTCTCATACTGAGACAACCAAGCTCTGTTAGAACGTTGCCTTCTGCTTTCAACACCCCTTTCTTCGTGGTACCAGCAAGTTTTACAGTTCTTGTGTTTCTCACCGTTTATAAGAGCACGGCGAACTTCTTTATGAAAGTCCGAGTTCCACGATTCTTCAATTGAGTGTTTCTTAATATTGCAAGGAGAATACGAAACACTTGCAGGACAAACCATGTAGTCTCCCGATCTTTCAATTGTAGAATTTATAAAAGGCAATATGCAGATAGTATCTTTATTCATTCGTATCTCCTTAGGTACGGGAATAAAGACATATGATCAGTGTTACGCAGTGAATCGTACAAGTCTAACACTCTTGTTCTCTCTTTAACAACTTGGTCAAAGTCTAGCTGTTTAGGGCCCATGAAGCCTCTAATAGTTCTAATACTTTCTACCATCTCTGGATTATCTTTAAAAACCTTGTAGTGCTGATGTTTATCCAAATACTGATTAAATTTTGTTGCGGCAAGATCTTTTTGATCCTCGTCTAGGTATTTTAGATTAAAATAGTTAGGGTAATATATCATGCCCATATTAATAGTAAACTTACCAGCAACACGATTGCTAACTTCTTCCCAGTTTTCAAATATTTCCTCAACATCAAAAATATTAAAAATTCCCCAGGTAGTACTGAGTTTCTTTTCAATATGTTCAAACTCAAATATTTTGTCAAAGTTTCTTCTAAAATGGTTGTAGTCTGCAGGGTGACGAATAAAGTAAAACTTATCAGGATCTACATGATCGTAGCTGACATTTAACATTGGGTGTTTAAACTTGTCCAAATGTCTAAGCGTCTTGTCATTGATTGTAGAAAGGTTGGTGATAATCTGAAGCATCATATGTTCAGCATAACCTGCTTCTACACATCTTTCTAACAGTCGTATAGTTGCAGGGTTAACTAACGGCTCGCCACCAACTATACTAAGATGTTTTGCTTGTTTAAGACTTGGCTCTAAGTTACTGATCAATTGTTCAACATCTAGATTTTTGGGATTAAAGTTATCCATGTTTATGTCAAACTTTTTAACTCTAGCGTCCCACATTTTAATTAACCCGGGAGTGTCTAAGTTTTGAGATTTCATCTTTAGAGACTCTTCGTGGTGCAGACTGCTACTTCCAGGGTAGCACATGATACATTTTAAATTGCACAGAGTACCGATCTTTAAATCAATATTTGTTGGCGGCTCCGATAACACGTAGTCATTATTCAGTGCTTCTTGTATGTAAGGTTCGTAGTCTGGATATAAGTCCTTACATTCCACTAAGCTCTTTTGACGTCTACTAAATGCTCCCCGATCTTCAAACTCCCAGCAGTATTGACAAGTTGGATTCTTAACACCGTTTAGTAAATCTTTTCTAAGTGTTTTATAAAAGTCACTGTTCCACACTTGGTCAACAGAATGAGTCCTCATGTTATAAGGCTGTCCATTTTCATCATTAATGACTACTTCTTCAGAATAACAACAAACCCTATAGTTGCCGTCGTTGGTTGATCCTATATGAGTAAATGGCAAGATACAAAATGTGGGATACTTTTTCATTACACTATTTAAGCATAATAGTAGCACATAAATAGAAACATGAACACAGTAAACCTAGTAGTCAACCAATTTAATTTTGACGAAGAAATATTACTAAAAGCAGTTAAAGACAAGAGCGGAACCTATTTGGGTAAGACTGTTAGTCTATGCCACCACTGTCACCAGCATGTACCAGCTTACATATATCACGATCAAAAACATTTATGGATGGCCAAGGCTTGTAAGTTACACGGTGTTAGCCATCATATGATTGAAAGGGACTACGAGTTCTACAGTAATTTAAAGTACACCAAAAACACTTTTGGATTCACTCATAAAAATGTAATGACTGAAGTTACTGATAAATGTAATGCTAACTGTCCCCATTGTTATCATATTCCTGACAACTCAAAGCCGGATGTTAGTTACCAAGAACTAATTGCTAAAATAAACAAGTGGTATAAAAAAGGCAGTGACACAAATATTATATTTGCAGGTGCCGAACCTTTGCTACGAAAAGACATTATTGAGTTAGTTGAGACTATAAACATCGAATTTCCGCAATCTAATATTGCGTCATTGACTAACGGCATTAGACTTGCTGACCGTCAGTTAGTTAAAGATTTAAAGTCTGCTGGACTAAAAAGTGTTCTTATAGGGCTGAATCATCCTAGTTATCTAAACACTCCTGTAATTAGACAGAAACAATTAGACTCTATTATTAACTGCCAAGAAGAAGGTATGAACATGTATTACGTAGGATACACTATGAGCAGTACCTTAGAGCTGTTTGATATCCTAGATGAGATTATGAGTAACCCTTGGTATCCTCCTCAATTTAGAATACGCTACGGTAGTGACATTGGAAGATATCCCGAACAAGAAAGATTATACGTTAGCGATATCTATAAATTAATCAAACACTGGTGTGATAAGAATAACAAACACTTTGAGGATATGGAAGGTGATAATAACATTTATCACACTATGGTAAAAGTTGAAGGAAAGCCAATTCGTGTTATCCAATGGTGTGACGAGACTGATATACACATGGAAGAACTAAGAACCGGACCTTACTGCGATTTTGTTAGCGATGGTTTAACAAACTTCTTGCACCAAGTTATTAGACGCGATGTAGAAAAAAATAAAGGAATAGTACTTCCTGATTTGCCCCCTACTAGATACCTAATGGAAAATCAGTTTGATTATTCTGAGTTAGATTTTAAAACTTTAAGATAAATTTCTTTAAGAGTGTTGTTAGGCCATTGGATGTAATCTAAACACGCTCTTTCGTACAACAGAGCAACATCCAACTTACCATCTACTGCTAACTTCTCAACAACTTCTAAACGATCTGCATTTAGTATTGGTTTGTAGAAATCAACATCAACGAGGCTTTCCTTATAGTTGCAGGATGTATAAAACGAATAAGCTCTTAGTGTTCCTTTGCTGTCTGTATAAAAACATTTAGGGTAAAAGTTAGGTTTATATATTTTATACTTGTGCAAATCTTTAACTATATTTTCAAGTTGCATTTGCCAGTTGTCTGGTAAGAAGTCTTCGCAACTATTTCCGTACCAGTCAAAGTATATCTTCTTGCGACCAATATCAACATTTACATGTTCGGGCATCCAAGAAACGTTGTAGCCTTTTAAGTCAAACAACATTCTACACTCACGCATGAAACTAGACTCAACTAGTTCTTTAGGGTATTTTGGATCAACAGGATTAAAATCAAGACATGCCTGTGTTTGGTCTTCATTAACTAATAGCGTAAAAAGACCTTGGTGTAGTCCGTTTGATTTAAAATTATTTTCCACCTAGTATTTACTACTCATAAATATCTGATGAAATTAATTAGAAACTGTAGTGATATAATTGATTGGGACTACGAAATATCGTTGTTGACTGACGGCAACAGGTTAGTTTACAATGATCAATCCTTTAACAAAGATCTACCCCAATTCGCTAAAATGGATAAAGTTTGGCAAGACGCTGGGTATCAATATAACACTGACAGTATTGAGTGGATAAATTATTTTCCAAGGAAAGAACTTATTGATAAGTTTTCCGAGCTAGTCGAAGCTAAACCGTGGATGGTTTGGTTCAGTAGAATAAAGCCTGGCAAGATGGCACCATGGCACGAGGATGTACATTCAAAAATCAACGAAGTATTGTCTTTAGGAACACCTGTTAGATTCACCTGTTATGTACAGAACCCTCATGTAGGTCATGTTAGTATTGTAGAAAAACATTGTGTGTACATGCCTAATAAAGGGGACATCTATCAATGGCCTTCGCACGATGCGTGGCATTGCGGAATGAACGGCGGACTAGTTGACAAATATATGTTTAACTTTTGGGGTTACAGATGAATATAGTTATTGTAGGCGGCGGTTCAGCAGGTTGGATGACTGCTGGTTGGTTATCAAAAAAGAATCCGGGAAATAACATTACTGTCATTGAAAGTAGCAATATACCTAAAATAGGTGTAGGTGAAAGCGTTACACCTCACGTTGCATCCTTCTTTTTAGAAATGGGTATTCCTGCAAACCATTGGATGAACGCAACCGGATCTATCTATAAATTAGCTAACAAGTTTGTAAACTGGAAGACTGGCCAAGGTGAATACGAGTACTTCAGTTTTAACTATACCGTAGACAGTAACTTCTACTATAAAGATATAAGCCATCCGATATCTAAAGCAGACTGGCTAATATCTAATGACACGCAAAATAAAACTACAGACATCATCTTAGAACTTATAAAGAACAAAGACCTTGATAAGTTTGACAAATATTTTAACAGTCAATACCACTACATGGAGAAAAACGTTTCTCCCTTCCTAGATGGAAAGTATTTACTTAACCCAATATACAGTTGGAGTCAACACATTAACGCCGACCTTGCGGCTGAATATATAAGAGATCACATTGCAATTCCAAACGGAGTTACACTAATTAATCAAAAGATTACTAGCGTACAGACAACTGAAGGTTATATAAACTCTGTGACATTAGAAGATGGTAGGGTAGTAACTGCTGACTTGTTTGTTGATGCTTCAGGCTTCCATAAACTACTAACTAACGCTGTGGGCTGGAAGGAAAAAGTCTATACAGACAATCCTATAGATAGAGCATGGGTGTGTCAGCTAGACTATGAAAACCACGAATCTGAAATGGTTAACTATACACAAAGTATTGCCCAAAATCATGGTTGGTTATTTAAGATTGGATTGTATCATCGCATGGGGTCTGGATACTGTTATAGTTCTAGTCACTTGTCTGACGAACAAGCACTAGCTGATTATAAGTCTATGGTAAAGAATCTAAAGAGAGAACCAAGGCTAATAAAATGGACCCCGTCAAGATTAGAAAAGATGGCTGATAAAAATCTAGTAGCTGTAGGATTAAGTTGCGGATTTGTAGAGCCTATGGAAGCTAATGCTTTGTTTATTATTATCAACAGCATCGGTCAGCTTTCTTCTGCTATTAGACAGCAACAAGAAAAACAAGTTTGGGATTTTACTGAATTAAACGAAAAGCTGTCATATGCTATTGACGATATTGCAGACTTTATTAAAGTTCACTATACACTAAGCAACAGAACACAAACAGATTTTTGGAACGACATGCGAGAATTACATAGAAAAGAAAACCATGTTGATCTTATCTACTCTAAGTATGTTCATCCTAACAATGTTATGACAAATGCTGTATCCGGATATTCATTATTTCCAGATTACATGTGGGCACAATTAGCAACAGCATGGGACATAGACACTACAGGATGGTACAAGACTCCAGATCCGTTGACTGTAGAATTAGGCAAGATGCACTTTCAACACCAAGAAAGAAAGCACAATCTTGTATCTAGTAATATGGAAAACAACTTTAGATGGCTACAGTCTAATATCTTTAATGGACTTAGTTCTGCCGAATGGCAACAAAAGTATATTAGTTAATAAAGATCAATATGATCTATTCCTAACTTTTTGCGAAACTCTTCTGTAAACTTACCATCAATTCTAAGACTATAGCTTTGCTCTATAATCTTTTCGCCGCCGTGCCAATCAACATCATTCCACCATGCGGCTCTACAGTTAATATAGGTCTTGTCTTTTGTTTCAGGATCCCATAAATAAAATGCTTTTTTAGTATTAGGACGGATATGTATAAACTCGTTGCGATGCGGCTTAACTACATTAACACCGTTCTTAGCATCTAAATCTCTATGCTCAAAAGGAATACCATCGTGGTCGCAGTGGAAAAATATAACCCTACCAATGTGTTCAAAGATGCCATTAGTAATAGTTGACTCGACCCATTTAACTACATTAGGAAAGTATGCGGCTTCCTCTGTTAGCTTTCTAGGTGCTGTTCGATCGTCCCAGCTACCTTCTTCCCATAGGAAGTAGTATATGTAAGGATCATAGGCGCCTAACGCCATCTTTAAGTAACGAGTAAATTTGTTTCTTGTTTGATGATCTTTAATATTACAATATAAATCCCAACCACCTCTTTTAATAGGATCGTCATCTGGTAATGCAAGGTACTCCGATAATGCTTGGTATATTGGTTTCCAGTGAGGTTTGTAGCTCATGTCATCAAAAGTAAAACCTGGAGCCATCCATGTGCCTTCTTTAGCAAAGTGTCTAGCTTCTGCAAAGCCTCTAATAATCTCAGGCTGAAGTGCTTCAAACTCCTTCATATCCAAGTACTGCTCTAAATTAAAATAAGGATTTCCGTTTATACCTTTGATCATCTCAAAACCTCGGTGGCCATTTAAACCAATTTAACTCTTCAGGTGTGTTACTATTAATTACCTTTACTGTCCAATTGTCGACCCAGTCTTGGCATTCTTTAGATATCTTAACATCAGGGAATACTGTTTTAACATATTCTAAAAATACATTAGGCGTAGGATGAGGATCTTCATATTTTAATTTGACTGGAAGATCTGTTCCGTAGTTAATTAAAAGAAAATCATATAGACATGGTCTTGTTAAATTTTTAAAAACATCGATGTATGTATTCATAACATCTGTGTCGAACGGAGGATTATTTAAAGTTTTAAAATCACCAACTTCAATTGCTTTAACAAAATCAATTAAATCTTGCCTAGACTGGTCTAATTGAAGAAAGTCGCCTTTGTTGTATGCGGCTATTCCAACAATCTCATCGGTGCTTAAAAATTTCCAGTTACAGCCCCAATCGTTTAGTACATGGATTGCCGCCGCAATACAGCCAAGCTCTTTAATTAGGCTTCCTTTTTCGCAGAAATACTTTTCAATCCAGTCGTTATCATATGCTCTATTTGTATGTACTCCTCCGCCAGCGAGCCATTTATCTTTTACATACCTATCTTCTCTTCCAAGGAATGTCCACATTATAACAACATTATCATCTTTAGATATGTTATGTTTATAACCTGCTTCCATTAACTGTAAAAAAATACCAACATTACCTAAACCTGAGAACCCCCAGTTGTGATGGTCAAACTCATAGCCTAATATGTCAGCCCAAGTTGGCCAACGGTAATTAGTCATTGAACAGCCAAATGTAAACAGTCTTTTCTTAATCATGTTAAAATATAACTCAGGATTTTTTATTTAATAAATACCTGCAATGAACAAAACAAACATGAATCAGATTGAAGAAGATATTAAAAATTGGGTGAAACACATATCAACTCCAACAGATGCTCTAAACGGGTTTAGTGTTTGTCCGTATGCAAAGGGAGCAGAATACAGTATTGTTTTAACAGACGGTAGTGATATTAATCCGCCACCTTGGGATTTTGAATTATTAATCTATGTGCTTCCTGAATTTTGGTCTGAAAATGATCTTGTAAGTCTAGCAACAGAATATAATAAAATCTATACAGACCTAGTTTTCCTTCCAGACCACAAAGATAGGGATACATTTATTAATGGTGTTCAAACTAATAACGGGAAACATAACCTATTATTATGCCAATGGAGAGATAGTTTAAACGATGCAAGAGAAAAGCTATCTAAAACATTATACTATTCATTCTGGGATAAACAGTACCTAGAAGAAATTCTAAAAACTTAGTTCCTAGAACTAAGTTCTTTCACTAGCCAGTCTTCAAATACACCTTCTATACGAATAGTCCAACTAATTGGTTTAACAGGTTCAGCATCACCGTGAAAGTCGTGATTGTTCCAATAATAACTTATTCCACCTGAAATCTTGTAGTTAGCGCCATTTACCTCGTCTTGGACATATAGATGTCTTAACTTTAGAGGATCAAACCACATAAAATGTTCTTGGTGATCGTAGTCATCTCGATTAAAGAACAGATCCTTATGCATAGGTACTGATTTACCAGAAGTCTTTAATAATAAGAATACTGGTCCCATTTTTTTAAAGGGTAGTGTTTCTGCCCAAGATCTCAAAGAAGCAAAGTTGTTAGAAGCCTCTGTCCAAAAGAAGTTAAAGTTATTTTCTTTTAAAGCATCACAGGGCTCATAATCCCAGAACTGCGGTTTTTCGTAGTCTCGAAGTACTAGGTATGTAAAGTATTCCTGCACTTTATATTCATAGGCTAACCAGTACTCAAACGCAATCTTGTCTGTTTCTAGTAGCTCTAGCCCCTTGGCTTTTTTTTCAGTATCAGTATCGTTAATCCAACAGTTATAAGCTGTAGCAAAATCTTTAGGAGAATCTTTTGCAGTATCTATTGTAGTAATATCATTAGCTACCTTAACATAGTTTGCTCTTATGTGAGCATGAGATTTTGCTATTCCGTAATTTACATCACTAACTAGGCTTAAAAGTTTTTCAGCATTGGAATAATGATCTAAACACACATAAGGCTTGCCAAATACACCTTTCATCACAAATTCCAATACTCTTCTTTAATATCTAAAATCATAGTAACACGCCACTGGTCACTTTTGTTCCAACCGCCGTGCTTTTTCATACCGTCAAACGAAACAATATCGCCAGTGTCCCATCCTTTAGTTTCGCCTTCTACGTGGAAGCCTACAACATTTGGATCTGTACTAGGCATACTGATACCAATCATAGTACCATATGCTCTAACCTTACCAACAACTTCTTCACTTAAATCCCAGTAATCGTCGGTGTGATCTGGAATATAACTCTTTGGCTGGATAAAGTTAACACAGACGTTTAGTACCCCAGGGATACTTTTTAAAACCTTCATAGTCTTTGGCCAGTTCTGTGCATATTGGTCATTTATTCTAGTGGCATCAATCAGTGGTAGTCCCCACCAACCTAAATGATCACCTTCGCCATATCTTTCACTAAACTTAATACCGTCTTTAGTTGGCTCAAAATTTTCCTTCCATGTGCCGTATTCTTCAATAAGTGTATCTTTTAGTTCAACTAGTTTAGCATAGTGTTGGCATTTTTTAGAATCAATCCAGTTCATATTTTTCTCCTGATAAATTATTTAAGTATTTTAGATAAGGTGTCTTTAATAAATGTCATTTCTTCTTGAGAAATGTCATAAAAACATAAATGCCAAAACTTGTCCCAGTTGTGATATAGACCAGAGTCATTTAGTGTTTGTTGAAAATTAGTAAAATCATTAGGATACGCTTGTATCATACTACCTTTAGCTGTAGCTGTTATACCCTTGTCTAGAAATATAGTTTCTAAGCTCTTGACATAAGGTATAACTGTGTTGTCTATGTAAGATAATAAGTTATTATTGTTAATAAAATCAATTGTTGCTACTGCGGCAACTGCACCTATAGTGTTAGTACTCCTAGTGTTACCTATTGCCAACCAACTGTTACTTACAACTTCTGTAATTTTAGAATCAAGAACAGTCAAACAGAGATTGTCGTGTCCTGAGGTCAATGCTTTTCCTAAAACTATTATGTTAGGCTTTAGTCCTAAAGAATGACTGTGTACCCAACAACCCATTCGTCCTATACCCGTTAGCACTTCGTCAACGCATAATAAAAGATTGTGTTTAGTAATTGTAGTTTGTAAAGAATTCCACCAATCGGCTGGGTTATCAGATAGGCCTTTTCCCCAAGGTACTGTATCTACTAACACGCCTGCTATATTGTCTGCACCAATTTGGTTAACAGTTAATTCTAAATCATCAAAAAATTCTACAAATGTTACTGACGGCCAGTCTTTGCTAAAAGGTTGCCCGTGAACCATTTGCCATCCTGTAATCGAGCCACTGTGGTAACTATTTTTTCTAACAAGAATAACATTTCTTTTCTGTCCTTGTTCAGCCCAGTAGTTCCACATTATTTTTATAGCATTATCTACGGCATCGCTACCTGACAGTGCAGATATAAAAGAGCTATATCTACTATCAGTAATAGCATCAATAGACTCTTCTAAGTCGTTCCAAACTTTATGTTTCAGTCTCCAGAAACTTGTATTAGCATTATCTAAATGTAACTTTATTCTATCAGTAATAAACTTGTTACCGTAGCCTAATACGTTAGTGCCTGCAGATGCATGTAGATCAAATTTATTATTGATGTAATGACCAGATGCATTTAACAACACATCTGAGTTGTATCCTTGGTTTATTGTAAAAATATCTAAACGTTTCATACAATACTTCTTTTCTGACCTTCTCTCTCAAGGTCAAGAGTACAACAGTGAACTCCGCTTTCCCAGAATAGACCGTGTCGTAGTCTAGTAGAGTAGCATTCTATACCCTGTGACTCAAGATACTTTTCTAGCTTAGGTTGAGGATTGCTTAACAAAATCTTATTATGATCAAGTACTAGAACGTTTGTATCAAAACAAACATCTTGTGCATAACCTCGCCACTCACCAAACCACTTTTGCATCCAAGCTTCTGTAAACTTGCCGCCGCTAGCTTTCATATCACTAACATACCGAGACAAGTCTGGAAACGAAACATAATCTTTTATTTCAATGACCCTTTTGTTTTGTAAGCAAACAGGTACCCAATCTTTAGTTAAGCAAACTACGGTTTCATCGTCGGTCATAAACCAACATTGATCAATGTGTCCCCAACCGTTAGAACTAGTACCGACATTATCTACTATGTTAGTTCCCCTAGGAAGATTTCTTCTCAACCATTCTTGTCCTAATTTAGTTCCCGGACCTTCATGATTTAAGATTAAACAGTCTCCGGTCTTAGATGCTGTAGCTGTATGCAACAGCAATTTTTCTTTGTATCGTTCTTGGTATATTTCTACACCTTTAGTAAACCAAACTTCGTCATTTTGAAGTTTAGGAATATCAGGTATTGGCTGTTGTATCCAGTTATATCCCTGTTTAAACAATTCCGTAAAGATGTTATAATAAAAATACTGATCGTAATAACGTTCTTTCATGCTAGTAAATGTGCTGTATATACAGTCGCCATATACTAGATATTGATCCCTTGGAACCATTGGAGGCATTACATTCTCAGCAGAGCTAGATACCGTTGGACGGTACACTTCGATGCCAAAAGATTTTAAAAGAGTTGCTAAACTGTCAAAGTCTTCTTTGGTTTCTTCTAGTATTTTCGCAAGATATCCGTCAACTTGGTTGTTGTCGGTCTTGAAATCAGTTGTAGTATCTCCTACTACAACTTTGGTTAATCTATCCCATTCGGTCCAAACTGTCATAATAAAATTATTCTTTACACACTACTTACCTGATAAGTACAGCATGTTTCAAGAATACGAATACTACTATAACAATGTTCCAGGAATTGGACTTTGTAGAAATAATCTAATCTATACTAGTTTAATAAACAAAGATAAGACAGTGTTTGTCCAATGGTACCACAACGACAGCGAGTATCACAGGGGACAAAACCAAGTAGTCGATCCATCTAAGATGGAAGAAAAATGGTTAAGAGAAGTTAATTACCTTACACAGATGCGAAATGCATATCCGGATTTGATTCCTAAAATTATTAAGATTGATCTGGACGCCAAGAAGATTTACTTAGAGATCGAAGGTCCCGACTTTTGGGAACAAGCAGGATGTGACACAAATAACTACGATAAAGTTCTTCCTGATTGGCAAGATCAAATGTTGAACATCATTCAATCACATCGTGAATTAGGATTCCACAAATACAGTATGCACCCTAGCAGTTACTTTGTAGTTGGAGGTAAACTAAAAAGTATCAACTACTTCTTTACTTACAAGGATCATGAACCAAACATATCAATAGCAGACGTAGAAAGTCACATCTACTCAACTAGACAAGATGAGATGCGTAAGCACTTATCAACACTAGGTATAGATTGGAACAAACCTCAGCCGTGGAGTGTATTTGATACACTATGTTGGGAAAGTTTTAGAACTAACTATCCAGCAGAATTTATTGAGAAGGTCAAATGTATAAAATAATTCCGTGGAGTCAAGATCTCGACTTGACAGAGTTTTACAAAACAGCAGAAGAAAAAGGCTTTGTAAATAATGCTAGCCAAAAGATGCTCGTTGATAGTTTAGCAAAAGAGAAAGAATGGTGCGTGTGGATTCTTTACTACAACAATAACGCCATAGGCAGTGTAGGCGCACATTCTTTTCCTGAAATAGGTAATAACTGTTACAGAATAGCGGTAAGGACCTGTGTCTTTTCTGATAAGCTACCGCACAACGGTCTTAGAACTGCAAATCAAATTGTAACACACCAACACGCAACTTCACAATTCTTAATACCTGCTTGCATAGATTGGGCACCAAAAGGTAGTAGATTGTTTATCACCAGCAACGAGAGCAGTGTTGGAACGCAAAGACTAGTACATAGAATCTTTGCACCAGCAATGGTTAAAACAGGACAGATGGCAAGAGTCTGTGAGATGCACTATAGAGGCACAGATCAAACAGTGTGGGAACTATTTCCAGATGTCTTTATGGAGAATTTGAAGAAACACCCGCGTTGGCAATAAGTTTGTCTTCTAGGTCGTATTCTATACACGGGTCAAATATCCTTGCCGCACTTTCAGAGCAGATAAGACCGCAGGCCGCTAGCCTACCATCATCATAACCGTTGTCCCATCCTGCCTTTATCTTAGAAAAGAACTCACTGTTTACAACATCATACCAACTATTCTTGAGAATATTAACTTTATCACCACCGTAGTTTTCCCATAAGGTAGTCCAACTATCACCTAGTTCTTTAGTTTTATATAAATGAAAACAAGTTCCTGTGTAGACACAGGGGAAAACATATCCTTCTGCACTAATATAGATACTGCTCTTCCTTTGGGCTTCGCAGGTTATTGGACTGTTGTTAGATATGGCCAGAGCATCGTGTATTTTAAAAACTCGATGTTTGCTGAGAATTAGTGGATGTACTAATTGTTTATTCGTTGGTTGTTCAATTTTAATTTGAAGTTTCTTATTGATGCTTTGCATTTCAAAAAGCGCATCTAATAAGAACTTATGACTCTTACGAACAATAAATCTATCAAATCCTTGGCTCAATGCAAACTGTCTTGCTTCTTCAACTTGATGTTCATTATGTTTAAAAGCAATCCACTGCCATTCAGCTTCGCCGCCTGCATCAATAAACGCTTTAGAATTTTCAACAACCTTATTCCATCGCACATTTACTCTATAGATATGGTTAGTGTCTTCTAATCCGTCAATAGCAAATCTAACCCACGAGCCTTTTCCAAGGATAGTAGCAAGTTCTGCCCACCATTCTGGATTACGCATACCACCGTTAGTACTAACTTTAATGTTAATATGGGGTGCTCTTTGCTTAATAGCCTTACAAACTTCTAAGAAATTTGGTGCGGCACAGGGATCACCAACCATTCCGCTAAAGAATATAGTGTCTAAATTAGCTAAAACTTCACCAGGAATAGTTTCTGAATAGAACTCAACTGGCAAATAGCTTTGGTTGAACCAACTATAATCGCCTGGTTTAAGTTCTCTAGTGCAACTTGGACAGGCCGCATTACATAATGCACTATGTTCAATGTCTAGTTCTTTGATCTGCTTGTAAAAATCCATGAATATATTTATGGGGTGTGCTACCATGAATAAATATTTCCATGGAACGCCAAATTAAACTTGACCTCACTGCTGATATTAACGAACTTAGAGAGTTCTATAATACCATTAAGACAGACTTTGCTGACAGAAAATGGATAGCAACTGAGCAAGCAAAGTATATTAAACGAGAAGCATACAATAACCCAAACATTGATCTTTCAAAGATGCCAGGCGGTTGGGCATTAACAACATATCTCAAAGACGACAGCCAAATATGCGCACCTTGGAATGTTTTAACTAACGATTTTACCGACGGAAAGAAAAGAACCAACATGGTATTTGGTATTGCAGAACGTCTATTAGATAAAATACCTATGGCATATAGACTAGGAATCAGTGTTACCCCAGGCGGCAACTATATTGAATCACACGAAGATGACGCATGGCATATACATTTTCCAATTTATAGTCCGCCTAAAAGTTTCTTTACCTGGGACAATGAGAATAGAGAACCAGTAGACTGGGAACATTACGAAGCTGACGGAACTTCATGGGCGTTAAACACTCAACTAATGCACAGTGTTAAGAATTTAGATACAGAAGATAGAGTACACATGTTCTTTAGCGTCAAGCAAGAAGACATGCCAGCATTGTTACAAATTACAGGACAGATATGAAGATACTAATAACAGGCCATACTACTGGCCTAGGAGAATTTCTTGCCGATCATTTCTCTAAAGATGGACACGTTATAATAGGTGTTAGTAGATCTACCGGGTTTGACCTAACTAAAGATGTTAGTAAAGTAGAGAGTCTAGCAAAAGACTGTGACCTAGTAGTTTTAAATTCAAATGCCGGCCAAATGGAACTACTAGAGCTGTTGGCATTAGAGAAAAAGTTAATAGTTATGGGAAGTATTGCAGGTCAATACGATCAACTTATTCAAAGTGAATACAGTAGCACCAAGAAAAAACTTGCCGAACGTTGTAAAAATCTAAGTTTAGATCCAAAAGTTAAACTACTTCACCTCACAATATCTATGTTAGAAGATGCTATAAGTACTGACAAAGGAATTACTTTTCTAGAAGTTTACCAAACTATTAACAGTTGGTTAGGTAATCCGTGTTATAATAACATAGATTACGAATTTAAACTAACGCCATTCACTTTAGAGCAAATTAAAACTAAGTTTGGCGCAACACAAGAAAGCATCGATAGAATTACACAAAATGTCTGTGACCGAACAAAAGCACAAGTTTTACCAAATACTTGAAGAGAAAACTGGTAGCAAAACATTCTGTATCCTTCCTTGGATACACTTTGCAACACGACCAAACGGCGATATGCGACTCTGCTGTTCTGCCAACGCTAGTGGTGCCGGTCACGATCACACTATTGGACTAGTAAAAAACGAATCGGGTGTCCCTGCAAACTTTGGTAATAGTAAACCTTTAGAAGCCTGGAACAATCAATACATGCGAGATGTCCGTCTAACTATGTTAGAGGGAAAAATTCCAGCTAGTTGTAGCAAGTGTATCGGTGAAGAAGACAAAGGGGTAATTAGTAAACGCCTTTGGGAAACCTATACTTGGATGGAAGATGGTATTGACATTGAAGAACTAGTTAAACAGACTAAAGAAGACGGCACTGTTCCTGACAAATTAACATACTTGGACCTTAGACTAGGGCACACTTGCAACCTTAAATGCGTAATGTGTAGTCCGCACGACAGTAGTCGATGGGTTCAAGATCACGAAAAGCTCTTAAAGAAGACTACTATCCCTATTATAGCAGAGCAAATGGACTGGGATAGCAAAACGTTTAATAATACATGGTACGAAAACCCAGATTTCTGGGAACAAATTAATGCTCAGATTCCAAATCTAAAACAAGTTTATTTTGCAGGTGGCGAACCTTTGATGATCAAAGAACATAAAAAGTTCTTACAAGAAATTATTAGACAAGGTTATGCTGACAAGATCCTTATAAGATACAACAGTAATGCGTTATTACTAGATGACGAAACTATCGACTTGTGGAAATCTTTTTCTAAAGTTAAATTTGCTGTTAGTTTAGATGCGGCTGACCAACGCAACTGGTATATTAGATATCCTAGTGACTGGGACACTATTGTAAAGAATCTTCATAAGTTAGATAACACACCTAGCAACATACAAGTAAGTATTGCTACCGCTATACAGATTCTAAACATTAAACACCTTCCAGACTTTGCTCGTTGGAAGATAACACAGAACTTTAAGAAGATTAACTTTGAAAATGTTACAGGCGGTATCGAAGCCGGCGGTGGCATTTTTAATATGCACCTTTTGTACTTGCCAACATTCCTAAGTATTCGTTGTTTGCCTCAAGCAGATAAAGCAGAGGTTAGGAAGATATTTGGAGAATTTGCAAACTGGTTGCAGGTTAACTACAGACAAGATAAAGATTTTTGGAAAGATAATCCCTACGGTTGGAAACGTTGGCAGGCTATACTAGACTTTATGGACTCTGAAGATCACACTAACCAGTTGCCTGCGTTTAAAGAATACATAGAAAATCTAGACAGCATTCGAGGTACAGATTTTAAATCTATCTTTCCAGAACTAGCGCATCTATTATGAACGTTGTAAAAGTTCTTCAAAAATGGCCTAACGACACGTTACGCATCGAAATGATGATCGGTAACACTTGTAATTACAAGTGTTGGTACTGCTTTCCCGGTAGTAACGAAGGCACACATCGCTGGCCAGACTTTGAAAGATTTAAAACCAATACACATCATTTGCTGAAGTATTACCAAGAACAGCTAGGAAAAAATAAGTTTGAAATACATTTCATCGGCGGCGAACCAACGCTGTGGCCTGAACTCGGCGAGTATGTAAAGTATCTCAAAGAGAATTTTAATGTGGTAACTTCTATGAGTACTAACGGATCAAGAACGATTCGTTGGTGGAAAGAATACGGAAAGTACTTTGATAAAGTAGTTATAAGCTGTCATTACGAAGCAATTGATGTACAGCATGTATGCGATGTTGGAGATATTTTATACGATCAAAAAGTTATTGTCGGCGGATTAGTATTAATGGATCCTAACAACTGGGACAAGTGTTGGGAAGTCATGAAAGGTGTCTGTAAAAGTAAAAGGAGTTGGGGTGTTGACCTTCAAGAACTTTACGTACAAGGCCAAAAGATTGAATATACCCCTGAACAAATAAAACTCTTAAGAAAGCATCGCTTTAGACAAATAAACATTTTTCACTTTTTTAAAAATAACAAACACACTCTACAAAGAGTGAAAGTTGAATTTGAAAACGGTAAAACTCAACGAGTAAAAAGCAACGAGATTATTCTAAACAAGTGGAATAAGTTTAAAGGTTGGGACTGTAATCTTGGCATTGACAGTATTTTTATCAGTAAAGAAGGATACGTTACAGGTGCCTGCGGTGAAAAACTTTACAACCTTGACTTTAAATATAATATTATGGATCAAGACTTTCCACAAAAGTTCAATCCATCAATTACCACAACTACCTGTTATCAAGAAAATTGCTGGTGTCAACCAGAGTCTAACTTAACTAAGAGTCAAGAAAATCCTGTTTACACTAAAAAGATTATTCCGATACTACCTGTTTAGTAATAGGAATATCTGCGGCACACGTACACCAGTCTCTAGTACATATAACTGGATCGCTAGGAGCAACAAAGCTATCTTCATAAATGTTGCCTAGGCTACCACCAACTCTACAAGTTGCTCGATGTACTTCCCCATCCCAATTGATCATGAGGCTTTCGAGACCGGCGTTACATGTCCAGTCTTTATACTTGTTTAGATGTAACTTAATCACATCGTTAGCATGTATTACTTGTTCGTTATCAATTACACAGTTACCTTGAACTGTAGCATCTTGTTCTTTAATCCATGCTAGGTCATCTGGGTGATAACGCATGTCGTCAAACAGATTATGATCGCCTTCTGTCCATCGAATTCGTCTTACGGTACACGGAATACTGTCATGTATCAATAGTCCCCTAACAAACTTAACTTGATGCATGTAGTCATGATGCGACATAATCTGACCAATGAGTTTTTTATTAGATTTTTCTGCTAACTGTTGTAATGTTTTAACTACTCTTCGCCACTCGAATTCAAAATGTATGCTAAACACATACTGTTCTACTGGTAATGATTGATAAAACTCAAACGGTAAAGTGCCGTTAGTTGTTACACTGATCCAACTAACACCTTTATACTTTGCATACTTTACTAGTTCGTAAAACTTAGGGTGTACACAGGGTTCGCCGCCTGTGAAACTTAGGCGAACGGGTTTATTTAAAGACACTAGTTTATCTATAGCAGACTTTAACACTTCTATATCAGTGTGCGGACTAGAATTGTCATGTATCGAACTTGGACAATAGCTACAATCGTAATTGCAACGTTTGCCTAAGTTCCATTCAACCTTAATGCTATCTTGATGAGGCCAACGACTAGTTACCTTAAACATAAGGTTTAAACTCCGGAACTGCTTGAAGAAGATCTTGATTTCTAGTTTTATCTAATCTTCGATTAAATTCTAAAAAGTCATTCCATAGATGACTTTGATCTTTAGCACGTAGATAGTTAATGTTATCTTTTATCTGTTGCTGTGTGATTTTTTCTAGTATAGGATACTTCTCGACGTTGCTAAAAGTAAACACACGACTTGCTATTGCTTCGAGCCTAGATATTGCTAGTTCTTTTAGATCTTGTGGCAAGACTTGTGCTGACAATACATTAGGATAACTAACTCTATGGCTATAAAAGACAATGTTTAAGTGATTGATGAAATAATCAATACATTCCGCTGCCTGTAATATATTACCCGCTTGGGCTGTGAATGCCCCGACAACTCTACTAACATTTGGTATCGTTTGTATTTCTCTAATGTTAGCCTCCACTTGAGAAAAGTTACCGTTACCACGAATGTAATTATAAACATCGTGAATGCCGTCAATGCTAACATTAACGGCAACTGACTTAAAATAAGGCCAATAGTCATGAATTGTTCTTCCTTTGCTTATACCTAGTGTTGTTCCATTGGTTGCATACTTGATTTCAATACTCTTTCCATAAGGTTTAAGCATATCTAAAATCTTATAGTGATGAGGATCCATTAACGGCTCACCGCCCGCAAATTCTACACGCCTAAAATGTGGAAGTAACTTTTCAAAACTAGCCCACCATTTATCTGTATCATCAAATGGTCCAATATATTGTCCAGGCTTCTGAACTAATTTTCCAATAGTTGGCACTAGATAGTTGTTTTCTTTTTCGTAAAAGGGTTTTACTTCGTCCCAGTCTTGCCAGCTAGTGCTGTCTAAAGGATTGCACATTCTGCATTTTAGATTGCAGAGGTTATTAATTTTAATTTCCATTGTAGGAAATTCAAAAGGCAATGTATAGTTGTCAGTTAACTGATCAAGTGCTGTTGGATATAAGTTTATTCTAGCTTCGGGTATGACGCCGTTGATGTGTCGTTGTCTTAGACTTTCAACGCCCTGATCTTCTAGATCAAAACAAGGCTTACATACATCAGGACGCCCTCCGTTTAAGACTTGTCGTCTAACTTCTTGCATCTTAGAATTGTTCCATACCTCTTCTAAGCTATTTTCTTGTATCCAGCCAATAGGTTGACTGCGGCAACATATTTTAATTGCACCGTCTTCTCGTGTTGCCAGTCCTGTAAAAGGATGCATACAGAATGTCTTACTTTGATTGTTCAATTGCCCACTCTCGTTCTTTACACCAAAAACATTTCCCGCACGTTGGCACAAACTGTCCCGGTGTGTAGGTCTCATAAGTTATGTTTGGAAATTCGCCTTCACAACTTCTGGTTAAGTTTAACAACTTTTCAAGACCTAATTCTTTATATTTTAACACAATCCAACTCTTATCTACAAACCTAAAAGGATGACAAGCTAACTTGCCCAAATGAATCATTTTTTCTAAATGCCTGTTATCATTAGTTGGATCGATATTTCTTGCTTCTGGACCGCCTTCGACATTTTTAGGATTTCGAGTAACTCCGTTAAAGTATGCATCGACGTCGTAGGTAATGCATACGTATTCTGCAAAAGATCTTAATTCTAAAGTATCACCGCTAACAGTTTTACCATACTCATCTGTTATCATTGTACCATAGGCGTGTTCCATTTCTGGAGGTATAAAATTAGTATGTAACTCAAAGTTTATATGAACAAACTCTTGTCTTAACCAATTATAAACATTTTTAAAATCTTGTTGTTGCCAAGGTTTAGTTTTCCAGCACCGTATGTTATTAATAATGTGTACGGTAAACGGCTCAACACTATTATCTTTAACTGTTTGGCATACCATATAAGCCAACAAGGCACTGTCAGCACCGCCGCTAACGGCAATAGCAACGCTTCTCCAATCTTTGCTAAACGGTATTTCAACTTTCATAAGTATAATTATGCTCACAAAACTTCCACAGAAATTTTCTATAGACCCAATAGTTGATCAAGTTAACAACTTATCTTTTGAAAAAAGATTGGATCTTAATCGTCCAACTGGTAAGTTTTTTAACGACCCTTGGGAAACATTGTCAGAATTTCAAAACACTCCAATTGGCGAAGTTTTAAATACAGTTGGATCAATTGGGCAAGCAAGACTTTTAAAGTTAGAATCTGCTGAAAGTTATACTGCTCATGCTGACCCCGACGATAGAATACATCTTGCTATTGTTACTAATCCGTATAGTTTTTTAGTTGACATAACCGATAATCATCTACATCATTTGCCAGCTGACGGTCAGCTTTGGTATATGGATACTGGGAAGATTCATGTTGCGGCAAACTGGGGAGCCACTACACGAATACACTTAAACATTAGGGTATTATTACCTAAACTAGATAGATCTAAAGAAGTTCTACAGATTAAAGTGCTTAGTGGCGGTTTTGATTGGAAACAAGCATCTTACTTGCCAATTATGAAACTAGTTAATAAAGATGTAAAGTCTGGAAACATTACTGGATTTGAGTCAAGCAACGAAAAAGAACTTTTCTTAAACATAAACGACAAGTCTGAGATTATTAAGATGCTAGAGAATATAAAGCAACACGGTATAGATATAATTACCAATACTTTATAGGATCTTCTTTCTTAACAGTTCCCTCAACTAATTGTTTAAGATTAGTTGAACAACTCTTAACACATACTAATTTCTTATCAGTTGTAAAGTGCTTGGGCAAGGTTTCATTCCAATTTGAGTCTAACAATACTTGTATAATGTTAGAACCATGCAATGATGGAATACCAATATCTTGTTTGATATCTTCTCCGGATATGCGCAATCTTTCTCTGATAATAAAGTCTGCGCCAGTAGTTGGTAAATGCTCTGCTGTCATTAAACTACCAACGAAACAACATGGCCATACTTCTCCAAGCGCATTTACAAATAAATCTTTTCCTGTTGCACACTTGGCATCGATAATAGAATCATCAATCATCTTTTTGTAGACTTCTTTATCAACTAGTCTAACAAAATTTGGTTGCATTACTTTTTCGCCAAACTCAGGAAGTGTTGGACTTTGAATGTAGTATTCAATGTTTCCTTGCTTATCTTTAACGGGATAATTTTCTAATCCGTAAAATCTTTGTGTTGGTTTTAAAGCAACTTCGTCAAAGCCTAGACCTAATAGAAAGTCTTTTAGCTCGTGGACTCTAGCTTCATTATGCTTAAAAATAATAGTATCGGACTTTGCTCGGCCACCGGCTGCAATATATGTCTTTGCATTTTCAATAACCTTAGACCAACTAGTGTTTCTTCTGTAGATTTCGTGTTCACCTTCAAACCCGTCAATGGCAAAAATAACATGACCTCTATTGCCAAGGACCTTAGCAAGACTTGTCCACCAGTCTTTGTTTCTTAGACTGCCGTTAGTGTGTATGTCAAGTCTACAGGTTTCTTTTGTGTTCTCTACAAGGTACTGAAAAATTTCTAAACAATCTCTAGCAAGTAGGGGATCTCCGTTATTGCCGCAGGCATAAAAGTGATCCAACTGCATTAGAAACTCTCTAGGAAACCACTGTTTAAATTCTTCTAACGAAATTTCTACGTTTCTAATATGACTTCTTTCTGCACCACCAAATACGTTTCTTGGACACATAGGACACGCGGCTTGGCACTTATCAGTCAGCTCGATATGTACTGATTTAATGTTATAAGGATATACTTGCATCGCGTTTTCCAATAATCATAAATCTTTTATATAAGGGTAACTCTAGTTCGCCGGCCCAGATAACATTTAAACGACTTTGATCTTTAAACTGTTCTAAAGATTCAGCTATCCTTACGTGTTCTGGTATTTGATAGTTGTTAGACTGCAACACAATCAAACTATCTAAAGGTAATTTAGATAGCCACTTATCGTATTGCTCTTGTGTAATGTGTTCAAAGCTAGTGTTGATAATAATGTCAGCGCGACTATTGTATTCGCACATATCAGCAGTTACAGCACGAAACCGTCCTGTTTGTAGTTCTAGCTGATTCATTGTGTTGGCAATCTCTTCGCAGGTTGGGTCTATGTCAATACTGGTTATTCTTTCAATAAACATAGTGCTTTGAAACATCAAACTTGCTAGAGTGCCTACCCAACCTCCGTGAATGTCTATAGTTGGCCAATCTTTATGATGATATCGTTGCTTCTGTAGCTCATCAATAAGCCATTCTTTACTACGTATCTGTCCCTTCCAGAATGCGTCCATAGTACGCATAGGATCTTTGCTGTTTCTAATAGCTAACATCCAGTAATGGATGTGATCGAGGTCAAGCTCTATCAAACTGTGCTCCTAGCTTATCAAATTTACCGCACTGTTTAGCACACTCTAACAAAGGCTCTTTGTCCCAAGTGTCTGATATCTTTCCAAAATATCCACTATCAAACATTTCTTTTAGAGACATTTTGTTAAGATTAGGAATAGTTCTAATACGATCCATATAGTCTACTCGAGAATCTTGCCTAGGCAAAATCCATTGGAAATCTAACCAACAGCAGGGACTTACGTTTCCGTTTGCCGCAACATAAAGTTGATTAGTTTGTTTTGCTTTACAACTAATTGATGAAGGCTTAATCTCAATAATAGATTCTTGAACCTGCTGTATCATTCCAGAACTTCTTTCTGTAGGATAAATGATATGAGTAGTATAACCTTCATCGTCGAGAACATGTAATTTGTTCCCTGTAAACCGTGAAGTATGTTTTGTAGTAAAGTGTTTGAATCCGTATTGCTCGCTAAGAGCTTTGCAGTCCTCTACTTGATGTTCGTTATGTTTAAAAACTAGCATGTGCCATTCAGCATTGCCACCTGCTTCGATAAATGCCTTAGCATTTTCAATAATCTTGTGCCAGTCCGTTGATATACGATATAAATGATGTGTGTCAGCTAGTCCATCTATGCCAAAAGTAGTTCTTACATCAAGTTTAGCAAGCTCTTTCCACCATTCGGTAGTCCTAGCACTTCCGTTAGTATGCATACTCAAAGCAATATTAGGGTTATGCTCTTTGAGATACTGATAAATTTCTAAAGTATCTTGGGCAATAATAGGATCGCCTAGGTTACCACACATGATTAAACTTCCTAGTTGCTTAACAAAGTCAACTGGGAACCATTCTTTAAACTGTTCAAGTGTAATCTCCTCAAGGTCAATTAACGGATTCATTATACCGCCATTGACTCTTCTAGGACACATAGGACACCTAGCTTGGCATTTAGATGTTACTTCAAGGTGTATAGATTTTATATCTTCGTAATTGTACATGTCTTTGGTATTTTCGAATCTGCTGAACTAACGCAACTAGGTGTAATACACTGTTGCGGTTGTTTAAACAATTCAAATCCTGTTGTTAGTGTGCCTAGTGGTTGATCGTGGCAACTGTAGCTACGTTTAACCTCGGCTCCCCTGATTATAACACTTTGATATCCAGCATTACAAGTCCAGTTGGTAAATTTATTAAATCCAAATGCATTAAATCTTTCAGCTTGATCAAACAAGTATTCTGTGTTGTCTTTGTCATACAGAGCAATTTGATAAACTTCTTCACCTTGAGACTGTTGAGGGAAACCATTTTTCATTAAATGAATCATGTCTTCAGTATATCCATCAACTACTTGACTAGCAGTTGGATCGCTTTGTGGCTTTAGAGTAACGTTAATTCCTCTACTGTGCAGTCTAGACATCCTGTCGTAAAGCTCGTAGAACTTTTCTGGAACCATAACTTGATTAACAGTAACGTAGACGTTTTCGTCAATAAGTTTTAAACACTTGTCTCCAAATTCAGATTCTTTAGCAAATTCTGCATGATAGCTGGCTGTAATACTTCTGCGCTGTAAAGCAGATGTTATACTTGCCCAGGTCTTCCACCAATTGATGCTGGGACTAAGATTAGTAGTCATGTGTATGCTTTGATATGGGCTGACTAAATCTTGTTCTAAATGTCTAGTTAGGTCTAGCAGTCTTTTATAAGCAGTAGGTTCCCCGCCACTAAAACTCCAATGAAATTCAGTAAATCCATTTTGGCGAGCTTGCCGTTTGATTTCATCAATAGTCTGAACATATAATTCAAATGATTGGTAATCGAGCTCATCGGACCTAGCATAGGGCCAGCAGTAAGAACATTTATAATTACAGAAGCGACCAAGTATCCAACTAACAGAAAACAATGGCCTATTGAGCATTGTCCTTTGTCCAAAACGGACAATATCCTTAAATGGTATAGTATCGAAGTTCATTGACACTATTTACAAACGAATATATAATTACAATGTAGACGTGAGTGTAACTGGTAAACCTCCTCCAAAGGCTTCGGCCGGCGGAGGGTCCGGGGCTAGCCAATATGGCGCCTTTGTAGGTTCGAATCCTACCGTCTACACCAAATAACTTAGGCACAGTAGAGGCAGACATGAGAAGAACGTTAGCAGTTTTGTTAGCAGTAGTTTCAACAGCTAGTTGGGCACAACTTGAAAAAAGTCCGTACGACACTTTCGATGCTACTAAAAAGATGTCAGAAACTGTAACTATTACATGGAAGACTGTGCCAAACGTACAAGAAGTTTGTAATAAAGAATCTAAAAGTAGAGGTAAAGGAACATTTGGTTATGCAGTCGACGCTTGTGCATTTTGGGACAAGAGTTTAAGCGGTACAGTCTGTACTATTGTAACTAAACCAAGACCTAACTATTGGGACGTAGGACACGAAATGCGGCATTGTTTCCAAGGTAATTGGCACTAGAATGAAAAAAGTTTCAAAAAGCCCAGAACGTCATACCTTTCAAAAAGAAGGGTACATAGAACGCCAGAAAGAAAAAGGCGAGCCTCTTAACGAGAGCTATCTCGAGATGTTTGATAAAATCCTTGAACAAGATAAACATAAGTTCGACGATCCAGAATCTCACAAAGATAACTTAGAGTACGACTTACTTACTACTGATTGGATTTTAGAAAAAGTTCGTGCTAGCGAAGCCTATGCCCAAAATTTATATGCGGCTATGTGCAACAACGACTTTATACGCAGAGAAATGTGGCCCATTCTTAAAGAAGAAAAATGGAGTTGCTCTTGGAGGTATGCCGGTGGTATAATTGCAGATATGCGCCAAGAAGGTGACTACATTGATTGGTACTGTTCAGGCATGGGCGGACTCAATCGAGAGTACGAAGGTGACGAAACTAACGAAGAATGGCAAAAGCGTACAGGGTATGTTCCCGAAAGTGTAGTGACTGACGAGATTGAAAAAGATTTAAATCAACTAGGATGGATTGTGGTTAAATATGACGATGCAGAGAACATTTAAAGCAGAAGAAATTTTTGAAGAAATTCCCGGGGATCCCGATAACGTCATGATGAAAATTCCTGACGAAATTTGTGAAGCCCAGGGATGGAAAGAGGGAGACACATTGAATATTCAAGTAGAAGACGGTAAGATTATCGTCACAAAGGTATAATGGCAAAAGACGATATCATTGAACTAACTGGTGTTGTTGAGGAAGTATTGCCAGGCAACATGTTTAGAGTTAAGGTAGAAAACATGCAGGCTATTTTACTCTGTTACATGGGTGGAAAATTAAAACAACATAAGATCCGAATAATCTTAGGTGATAAGGTCAAAGTGGAAGTAAGCCCATACGATCTTACGAAGGGTAGAGTAACTTATAGGTTATAATCATGAACAGCGTTTTGGAAACTGTATGCGGTATTTGTAACAGGGTTCGCCTAAAAACAAAAACTGGCACAAACTTCCAGACACTGTTAAAAGAGATACGCCGAGAGTTTCGAAAAACTGACATTGACCTAAAGATTAAAAGTCAGTCAAAAAAGTTCTTAACCCAAGAAGAATTCTACGTTAATGCCTATTATGACTCCGAAGACGATTTAGAAAAAGAAACGCCAATTGAAGTTATAATATATCACAACTTTAATAAAGAAGTAGTTTGGGACGAGAAACAAATTACTGATCTTCTTGTACAGGTTTTTGATGCAGTTGTACATGAAATAAAACATCAAAGACAAAGTCGCAAACGACAACATATCCAATATTGGGATCACCACGATGCTGGATATCACTACAGAGAATACCTTCAAGATCCTGACGAAATTGATGCGTATGCATTTAGTATAGCAATCGAACTCTGTAGAACTTTGGGCAAACACAGAGCAATTCGTTATATGCCAAAGTTCACTGCCCTTGCTAGGCTTAAGATCAACGACCAATATGCTAGTCCAAACTTAAATGCTTATGTAAGCCATTTTGAAAAACCAATCAGCCCGTTACTACGTCTGTTAGCCAAAAAGATCTATGTGCGTCTGAAAAAGATTGACACCGATTACATTTTCCAGTAAAATACAAACATCTTAAAACTTCCGGCACAATCCCAAAATGGAAAAAGAATTTTCGGTACAGCAGGTTCTTGCCCTAGCCTGCGCCGCACAGCGATACAACAAAGACTATCTAAAAGAAACTGTTCCGGTTTATAGCAACGACATGAAAATCATGAGCTATAAATGGGCTAACAAAATGCTGGTGTTGCTAACTCTAATGCCAGAGAATCATCGAAAGGCTACCCCTGACGAGCCAAATCCACCAATCCTAAAACCAAATCAAGAAGATGTAACCTTAGCAGATGAAATTACAAAATACTTTCGACGTTTGATGTTTGCGGCAGTACAAGGTGAAAACGAATTTCAAACCAAAGTCAACAGTCTACTAGAAAGCGATATTGTAAAACCTAGCGAAATTGGATTCATTGCCTGTTTGCCTAGCGTGTATAAAAGAGACTACTCTCAAAATCAAATTAAAAAACGTGTAAAAACAGTTGACAGCGAATACCTTGCCGAAGTAGGAGAAAACATTCTTGACAAGGACTGCGAAATACTAGAGTGCAATCGCTCAAAGAACTATGATGCTTGGAACGTTTGTGCTATAATTGATAATAAAATGGTCAGTTGGTTTAGTAAAGTTGATATGAAACTTGGGCCCGCTGTTGTAGTAAAAGCCAAAGTTAAAGATCATAGTAAGCATTGGAAACACGAAAACCCTGTAACTAGATTAAACTATGTAAAGGCAGTGCAATGAACGAAGATCAAGAGTTTATGGACTACGAAAAATTTGCCGAACGGTTAGAGAAGTCTTATCCAAAAATGTATAGTGGCAAATACGGTGGCTTTGCTGTAGGCAAAGGTTGGTGGCCAATCATTGAGAGCTTGAGTGAAAATATCCAGCAACACATTGAATGGGCAAACAGAACAGAAGAAGTTTGTCCACAGGTAGTTGTAGAACAAGTTAAAGAAAAGTTTGGCGGCTTGCGTTTCTACTATCAAGGCGGTGACGAGCAAATCCACGGAATGGTTCGTATGGCCGAAGCGTGGGCAGGAATGGCCTGTGAAGAGTGCGGAGGCATTGGCAAGCGTAGAGGTGGTGGTTGGGTCCGTACATTATGTGATGTACATGAAGCAGAATATCAAGCACGTCAAGAAAAATACGCAAAAGAGAATGGATTAGAGCTATGACTAAGAAAGAACTGAAGATTGAATTTGCACCAGGTTGTTTTGACAACTTTGAAGGGACTCAAGAAGAACTTGACGAAATGGTTGCTGAAATTCAAAATATGTTTGCAAATAAATCTTCTGAAGAAATTGCGGCTATGAGTCGTCCTTTGACCGAAGAAGACTTTGACGATTTGCCAGAAGATGTTAAACTTCAACTGCTGGACCTTGATCCTGAAGACCTAACACAACCAAAAAGGAAATTACAATGATTACCTTGAAAGATTTTTTAGAAGCTGTTGACTATAAAATTACAGGTGGCAGTGAGTTCCAATGGGAATGCTTTGGCCCAAACGCTCGGTATCTTGATGCTAACGACGGTGATGGTTCAGACAGCAATTACAGCATCAATGCTATTTTTGACAGCGTTGACCAAACTGTATATGTCATTGAAGCATGGGATTACCTAACTGATAGAGAGTATCGTTGGTTCAACCCTGACTACAAGTTTAGCTACGATGACGAAGCTTCTGGTAGAGACATTGATCCTAACGAGTCGCTTGACGGTCGACGTTATATCGATCTCGAAGTTCCGGAAGATATTTTGGAAAAGATTCACGCTATTGTTGCCGGAGAAGAATACGACAGCCGTGTAAAAGTTCCAGTTGACTTCACCGACGAAGAACTGTTAAAATATATGAAACTAGCGCATGATCGTGATATCACCTTTAACCAATTAGTTGAAGAAGCATTACGCCATGCTATATCTGAACACCAAGCTGGGCGTCTAACTAGAGAGGACGCACAGCGTTTTATACGAGAACGAGAATGAAAATTACACTAGTATCAGATCTCCATCTCGAGTTTTCTGATTGCTTTGATATTAAAAATGAAAACAACGCAGATGTGTTGATCCTTGGCGGCGACATTATGATTGCCGAGGACCTACACGACCATCCGCACGTTCCTAGTATTTACGAATACGGCTCATTTGCCGACTTGGGTCGTAAGCAAAAGCGTGTGCAAACATTCCGTGATTTCCTAACACGGATGAGCAATCTGTTTCCGCATGTTATCTATGTTGCTGGTAATCACGAGTTCTATCACGGCAAGTGGGTCAAGGGTATTCAGTATCTGCGTGAAACTTGCGCACAGTATCCTAATGTTCACTTCCTCGAACGTGACACTGTTAAAATAGACGATGTGACCTTTGTGGGCGGTACACTGTGGACTGACATGAACAAAGGTGATCCCTTAACACTTCATGCTGTTCGAGATATGATGAATGACTATAGGATTATCCGCAACGATGATAAGGGCTATACAACTCTTAAGCCTGCAGATACAGTTATTCGTCACCGTGAAACACTAAACTACATTCGTAGTGTTGTAGCAGAACGACATGATGAAAAGTTTGTTGTTGTCGGACATCACAGTCCTAGCCATCAAAGTATTCATCCGCAATATGCACACGACAGTTTAATGAACGGCGCATATCACAGCGACCTGAGTGAGTTCATTTTGGATCACCCACAGATCAAACTGTGGACACATGGACATACTCATCATTGCTTTGACTATGTAATTGGCGAAACAAGAATTGTCTGTAACCCACGTGGTTACGAAAACGATGGTTACAGCGAAGACACTGGCTGGAACCCAAACTTAATTTTGGAGGTTTAAATGGAACAAGAAAATAAGACACCAACTATTAGCGAGATGCTAAGAATTACTGCTGGGAATAATCAAGCACTGTTGATTAAGATTGCAGATCGAATTGATGAAATGCAAGCAGAGATTGACAGGCTTGCCCAGCGTGTAATTGAACTAGAAGGTTCGCAAAATGACAATCCAAAGTCTGAATGAGAAAGAATTTAAGCTATTTAAAAAATGGCTAAAGAGTCACTTGGCCTTTGGGCCAGTGACTGTAACTTTTACCAAAAAAGATGGTACCGAACGGGTTATGGAATGTACAACCAAACCAGAACTTGTTCCAGTTGACATAGTTGAAGAAAAGCATTATACTAACACAAATGATCCTGTAGACTTTCCTAAGCCAAAACGTGAAAAGAAAGTTAATGAAGATGTATGTCCAGTGTTTGATCTCGAAGCACAACATTGGAAAAGTTTTCGCTGGGATTCTGTAAAATCTGTTTCAATTAAACTCTGAAAGTTATTATGAAAATTGGTCTTAGTTATAGTAGATGCATCCGAGATATTGTAGATGGTGCAGTAGACATCAATGACGTTTTGGTAATTATTGCTCGTACAGACTTTGATCCTAGAGATGACAAACAATGGGCAGGTATCTGGAAGGGCTACGGTGGCGGCTCTGAAGGAAACTCAATGCGAGGCTTTTTTAGTGGTAGCCACCCAGAATGGGATGGCTATGATGATGACATGGAGCAAAAATTCCGCGAAGTTAGTATTCAACTTTGGGATGAAGGTAAGTTTCATCAGCCTCGTAAGTTTGGTGCTCACCCACGTAGACTTCCACATATTTGGCTAGAAACTATTCTTCCAAGTGAAGAATTAGACCAAAATCCTGGTATCAAAGCCGCTTGGAATAAATTTCAAACCTTGGCTAGCTTGTCTAGCGTAGACTTGAATAAAGACCATCAAGTATGAAACTCCTTGCCTTACTAGCACTAGCAGTTTCGTTGCCGGTACTAGCACAAGAATCTTGTGTAGTCAAGCAAACTAGCCAAATGGTTAACCAACGTAAAGTGGGTGCCGTAACTGATCTAGTTAAAAATAAAAGTCCAAACAAATGCCAGGTCCGTTTTAAGATAAATGTCGACGGAGATTGGCATACTATAAATTGGACTCAAGAAGGACTTTGGCAGGAAGAGATTCTTTGCGCCGACGCAATTCGTCATGGTACTAACGACCTTTTGGTAAGATTGCCTGGAGTTTATAAAACTGAAACTATCACCGTCTGCACTGACAAACCAAAAGTTTTGGCTAAAGGGTACGAAGGTTTAGAAACTGAATTCGGCATTGATCGTTCCAAATTCAAAGGCTACTTCCGAGCAGGCCACGCTGTTAAATGTAGATTCTTTAATGGGTTCTACGACAGTGGTAAAGAGATTTCGGCTAGCGGAGTCATTTGCCTAAACAATAATGAACTTTGGACAGTGATTGACAAGTTCTGACTTGACAACTATCTCTGTTGGCTTTACAATACAAAGTATCGTAATTCGATAGAGAGGCATTTATGAAGGCATTTATTTTAGGCACAATCTTTGGTTTGGTACTAGCTACTGTTGGTTTCAGCGGTATTGCTCGTATGCTTGACAAAGGCATTGACACAGTTAAAACACAGTCACAGGAGATGGCAAAATGAAAATGGTACTTGCAATTTTGGTTTCCATTATGCTTACCGCTTGTGGTACAATCGGTGGTGCAGTTTCCGGCGCTGGCTCCGATTTGACTAAAGCCGGGGAATGGATTCGTTCAAAATGAGAAAACTAATTCTACTGCCAATCTTAGCCGCACTTACAGCCTGTGGAACAACTGATCCCTACGGTAAAAGAGCAGAGCAAGAACAAAGACGTCAAGCCCGTGCTATCGAACAGTCTATCGACAAAGCACCTAAATGGATGTTCGAGCTTCCTGTAAGTTCTAGTGCAGTATTTGAAAACGGTACTGCTGTTAGTGGCGACTGGATGATGGCCGATGCCAAAGCCAAGGCGACTGCTTATGGTAAGATCTGTATGATGGCGGGCGGCACAGCAAGCCAACAGACTAAAATTTATCGTACCGACAGTGAAGTAACTTCAACTGAACTCAGCGAACAAGCTATCAAAACTGGTTGCAAGAGTGTAGACCTTACAGGTGTTGAAGTTAAAGACAAGAAAGTTGTCCAAGAAGGTAACCGTTACCGAGTATATGTTCTTGTAGTATTGCCAACTGGTGACGCTAATATTCTTCGCAAGGCTTCCGATGCTCGTAAGCAAAGAGATCTTGCTGAAAAACGTGCTCCAGAAGCATTTAAAGAAATGGAACGTCAATGATTAGAGTAATTCTTCTTTTTATAATTCTAGCGGCACTAGTTTGGGGCGCCATCATTGGTGTTCAAAAACTTTCAGGTAAACAAGCCTTGGACTTGACTAAGGCTGGCGTTTACGCTATAATTAGTTCATCAGTTGCAGTTGCTCTGATGTTTGTATTAGTTGAACTTTTTTAAGGTTTATATGATTAATGATTTTTGGTTGCGGCCCCTGTACTTTGTACTTGGATTCGTTGTTTGTTTTTTTCTAATGGTTAAAGGATTTATTTAAAATGAAACGTATTTTTACTCTCTCCATTCTTGCCGCCGCAGTTCTTGCTACTGGCTGTACTCGTATTGAAACAGGTGAAGTCGGAGTCCGTGTTGGCTTTGACAAGCAGGTTAAATCGGGTGAACTTATGCCTGGTTCGTTCAATCAGGTTTTGATTGGCGATGTGTTGACTTTCCCAGTTAAGGATGTAAACGTTGTCATCGATAACATGACTCCTGTTGCCAAAGATAACTCAACCATGAAAGATTTGGATATGGTTGTTGTCTACAACATTAATCCTCAACAAGTATCGGAACTCTATTCAACTAAGAACCGTGCCTTCCACGCAGAAGCCAAAGGCGATGTTTATCTAATGTATAACTACATCGTCCAAAACGCCCGTAATGCTATGTACAAGGCCGCCCGTAAGTACGAAGCACTAGACATGGCTGATAACCGTGAAGCAATGGAAACTCAGGTCCGAGAAGAAATTCAAAAGAACCTTGCTGAAGAAAAGCTGGACGGTACTATTACTATCAGCCAAGTGTTGATTCGTAACGTAACTCCTGCTGACTCAGTCGTTGAATCTGCTAACGCACTAGTCCGTGCCAAGAATGAACTCAAGCAGAAAGAAGTAGAAGTTAAGACTGCTGAAGCAGAAGCACGTCGAATGGCCGCTCTTGCTAACAACTCTGCCAGTTCAATCGCATTTATGAACGCACAGGCCGCACTTAATATCTCCGAAGGTATTAAGAATGGTAAGGTACAGACTATTGTTGTTCCATCTAACATGACATCTTTGATGTTGCCTAAGTAATATGTTGTGGACTTTAATACTGTTTGCACATGCCGGTATTATGAGTGATAAGGACTCCATGGCACTGACCACAGTGCCTGGATTCCAAAGTCAAGCTCAATGTCAAGCCGCAGGCGAAGCATCTAAGAAGATGGCATCAGCAACTACCAAAGTAATCAAATATCACTGTGTAGAGGTTACAAAATGAGTTTTCTAAGTTTTCTAGGGTTTGGCAAAATGGTTGAAGATGGTGCAAAAGTTCTAGAGTTTCCAAAACCAAAAGTCGTTGCACCTATGCCGCCTGTCGCTCCTCCCAAGAAGTCCGAACCTAAAGAGCATTATCGTGTAGGTTATGTTGCCGAAACCGGCATGACTACACTAACCATTCTATCAAACGATGGATGGGGTAGCATTACACTAAGTATGAATCGCGAAGCCTGTGAAGCAATGATTAGACTTCTTCGTGCAACATACGATGACAGCTTTACTCCGGAAGACGATCCAGATGGTGGATTACCTGTAGAAGAAAGTGAAGCAAAAGTAGCTTAATATTAAAAATGGAGTAATAATGACAAGACTAATTCCAACCGTTATCGAAACTGAAGCACGTGGCGAACGTGCTTATGACATTTACAGTCGCTTGCTTAAAGACCGTATTGTTATGCTTGATAGTGATGTTAACGAGCATACTGCCAGTGTTATTGTCGCACAGCTTCTATTCTTAGAAAGCCAAGGAAACGAAGACATCCAGTTCTTTATTAATAGTCCAGGTGGTCTGGTTACAGCTGGCTTGGCTATCTATGACACAATGCAGTTTATTAAACCTGATGTATCAACTATTGTTTTGGGACAGGCCGCAAGTATGGGGTCGTTCCTAGCACAGGCGGGTGCGCCGGGTAAACGTTTTGTCTTGCCCGAAAGCCGTACAATGGTACACCGTGTTAGTTCGGGTACACCAGGTACACGTGGATCTGTCCACGTACAAGAACTTCAATTTGAAGACGCAAAACGTACCTATGAAGAAAGCCAGCGTATTAACAAGCGTTTAACTGAGCTATATGTTAAGCATAATACAGCGGGCAAAACCTACGATCAGCTTTACGAAACTATGAAATTTGACACGTTCCTAAGTGCAGATCAGGCTGTAGAATACGGTTTAGCCGATAAAGTTATCACCAAACGCCCTTGATAAATCCTGTATCTGTGTTAGAATATAAATATACGCAGATAATGATCAAAAAGGGCTCGCCGTGAAAAAATTAGAGGAATTTACCGCTGACGAACGAATTAATGTTAAACTACTCGATAATCATGTACATTTCTTAGTAGGTGAAATTGAAGAAGAAAACGTTAATAATTGTATTCGTTGGATTACATACGAGAACCTAGACTTTAAAGAAAAAACTCTTACACTGTATATCAACTCAACGGGCGGTGACTTATACCAAGCATTGGCCCTAATTGATATCATGAAGTCTAGTAATCACCCAATTAGAGTAGTTGGAATTGGTGCTGTAATGAGTGCGGCATTTTTGATATTTGCTAGCGGTACTAAAGGTGAGCGGGCGGCCGCTTCGAACACTAGTTTTATGTGTCATCAGTTCAGTTCTGGAATAGAAGCCAAATATCACGACATCAAAGCCGAAATGAAAGAAAACGAATCATTAAACACCAAAATGGTTAACATTCTCAAAGAGGCTACAGGACTGCCAACAGCCAAAGTTAAAGCCAAATTGCTACCGGCTTCGGACGTTTATCTTAGCGCAGACGAAGTAGTTGATTTGGGTGTAGCTGATTATATTTTGGGCTTAGAAGAAGAATAATCCTTGACATTTGTTAGTGTTGGTTGTATAATAGACTTATATAATTAACTAAGGACCAAAATGACAACTCCATGGGAAGTTATCAAACAGTTAGAAGCAGATTCTAGCCGTCTAAACAAAGAAGCAATTATCTTTGACCAAGCAAGAGAAGGCAACGAAGAATTCTTCCAAGGGTGCAGACTAGCACTTGATACCCTAATTACTTTTGGTCTTAAACAAATTCCGGAGAAAACAAATGAAGATGGCCCTGGCTTACCTTGGGATGGTTTTAATAGCGTTGTTCAACGTCTATGTAATCGTGACATCACAGGTAACAATGCCCGTTCCGCTGTTGATGCGATGATGAACACTGCCACTAAGGCACAGTGGAATGATTGGTATCGTCGTATCCTTATCAAAGATCTACGTTGCGGTACTAGCGAAAAGACCGTTAACAAAGTTGTAGAAAAAGAATGGCCCGAATATGCAGTTCCTGTTTTTAGTTGCCAGCTTGCTCATGATAGTTCTAATCATGAGGGAAAGGTTTCAGGCAAGAAATATATCGAAGTCAAGCTCGATGGCGTTCGAGTTCTTACTATTGTTCGTACAGATGGTCGCGTTGATCAATTTAGTCGCAATGGTAAAGAGCTGGTAAACTTTGAACATATCACTAAACAGATCAGTGAAGTTGTAAAAAAAGATCCACCTAAGTATGACCTTGTGTTAGATGGCGAGGTTATGTCTAGCTCATTCCAGGATCTTATGAAGCAGGTACATCGTAAGTCAGATGTCGAAGCTAATGACGCTGTCCTACATCTGTTCGACATGTGTCCACTAGACAAGTTTCAAGAAGGTCGTTGGGATAAGGATCAAGAAACTCGTAGTCTTTATGTCTACGAATGGCATAAGAAACACAAAGCTGATCTGCCTAATGTTCGTGTCGTTGGACACGAACTTGTAGACCTTGCTACCGACGAAGGCAAAAAACGTTTCAAAGAAATTAATCAGTTTGCCATCGACGGTGGCTTCGAAGGTATTATGATCAAGGATCCGAAGGCTCCTTATGAATGTAAGCGTACTGCTAGCTGGCTCAAACTCAAACCATTTATCGAAGTAAGTTTGACTGTTGTTGCTGTTGAAGAAGGAACTGGTCGTAACGTAGGTAAACTTGGTGCATTAGTCTGTGAGGGTGTAGATGACGGAAAAGCAATTCGTGTTAACGTGGGGTCTGGGTTTTCTGATTCCGATCGTGATTCTTTTTGGAATAGTCGTGAAACCATTGTTGGGCAAGTTGTGGAAGTCCGTGCTGACGCTATCACACAAAACCAGGATGGAAGTTACTCTTTACGCTTTCCGCGCTTCCTACATTTTAGAGGGTTTGACAATGGCGAGAAAATATGATATCAGACGAAGTATGCATAAGGACATGTTATACGGTTCGTTACTCGAACTAAGTAAAAATTCAAGAGTTTGGCACGAAAGCTCTGTAAGTCCTGAGTACAGTCACTTGACCGAGGAAGGCAAAGATGCTATTATACATGTAGTTGAAGAACTGTTCCGAGGGCTCCAAACTATACATAAACAAGAAGTCAACGAAGAAGCCAAACGTCAAACTCTAGAGTCTTTAAAATGATTGAGTTTACTAATCATATGAAAAAGAATGACATAAAAGCTATTCGTCAGGGCGATGATAACTTCATGCTGTCTGACGGATTGGTTATGTACCCTAGGGCAATGATTCATATCTTGCCCGAGTGTCCTGCAAACATACGACATTATATCCAATGGGCTGTTGCAGAAGGATACCTAAAGACAGTTGCACATGTTCAAGGAAAAGAATTAACTTGGGAAAAATTAACAAATGACTAATCCGTTTCGTGATCAAGAAAAATTTATGCGGGCTTGCGATCAAACCGTAGGCGAATACAACGAAGCACAGTATAAACTATACCTCGACCTTATGGAAGAGGAATGGAAAGAACTAAGAGTAGCACTAGACAGCGGTGATCGTGTAGAGCAGTTAGACGCCTTACTTGACTTTATTGTTGTTACGACAGGTGCTATTCACAGTGCCGGTTTCAACGGCGAAGGCGGTTGGAAAGAAGTTATGAGTACTAACTTTGCTAAGATTGATAAAGAAACTGGCAAGGTTCGTAAGCGTGAAGATGGCAAGGTTTTAAAACCTATAGGCTGGGTTCCTCCAGACCTCAAACCTTTTATTAACAAGGAGTAATATATGTTTGGTACAAGTTATTCAGGCGGTATGTCAACATATCGCTCAGCAACACAGATTAATAGTGCAATGGCACGTGTCTATGGACACATGGGCCTAGCAGTTATTACATCTATGATTGTTAGTTTTCTAGTAGGAAACAGTGCCGCACTAATGGCATTTTTCTTTACTGGCATTATGAAGTGGATTGTAATTTTTGCACCGCTAGTAGCTATCCTAGCTGTTAGCTTTGCAATGGATAAGTTTAGCAAAAGTGCGCTAACCATTTTCCTACACGGCTTTGCCGCACTAATGGGATTGAGCTTTGCTACAATCTTTGTAGTCTATAACCTAGGTAGCATTGTATCAGCGTTTATGGCTGCGGCTGTATTGTTTGGTGTCATGAGTTTCTACGGTTATTTTACTAAAAAGAACTTAGACTCTTTTGGATCATTTTTGCTTGTAGGGCTAATTGCAATCATTATCGCTAGCATCATTAATATCTTTATTGGTAGCACAGTATTCCAGATGGTAATTAGTGCTATTGCAGTACTTGTGTTCTTAGGTCTAACTGCCTACGATACGCAAAAGATTCGTGAAATGGTCAGCTACGATAACGATGGCAAGGCAGAAATTATGGGCGCACTAAGCCTATACCTAGACTTTATTAACCTGTTCCTATCATTGCTACAACTATTTGGCGGACGTAAGGATTAAAAATGCGTAACCACTACTGGACATGTTCAAAATTTGCCGACTGGCTTCGCGGTACTACCAAACTAAAAATGGGTACTGCGGAGCAGTGGGATGAATGGGAAAGTCGTGCAAAACGTGACTACCCTGTCCGGTGGTGGCTTGCAGAAGAAGGCCTTGATTACCTTCAAAAGATCGTTTTCTTTATTCCGGATAAGTTATATGCTATTAAGTACTATATCAACAATCGTTGGGTCACTAGCACTCATTGCCTTACTGCACACCCTCGAGACATCAAGCGTGGGCAATGGCAAGATGTTGGCAACAGGTTTCTTCCTTGTCTTTTTAACGAGCTTGTTGATTTTGTGGAAGTAGAATTAGCATGGTGGCATATTGCATGGGCAGACAAAGATGAAAAGAACAAATATAAAGCACCGTTCTGGGCGACAGGTTGGTTCCGTTGGAGAACTTGGCGCTGTCCACAAGCTGGACTTGACAACTTGGAGTGGCAACGCAATCTACGTTGGAAAGCTGATGAAGTCGGAGATGATAGCCCAGACATTGGCAAGCCAACTCCGCAAGCCATTAAAGCACAAGAAATCTTAGACTTGTACAAGTGGTGGACTGAAACATATCGTAATCGTCCAGATCCGCATGATGCTAGTGGGTGGAGTGCTTACTGTGAAGCAAGTCGAGAAGCTAATGGTGGCAAACTCAGCTGGAATGGACATAAAGACAATCCAGAACTTAAAAAGATGAGCAACAAGGCACACAAACTACTTCGTAAGATTGAGGCGGCTTATGAGAAAGAAGATGAAGAAATGATGATTCGTCTTATCAAGGTTCGCCACGGGCTATGGACATAGAAGTACGAGAAGGCAATTATAGATGGCTAGCAGAGGTTTGGAGTGATGATGATTCCGAACCTCTTGTTGCAGAAGGCTTTAAAGAACCCTATCCTGAAGAAACATACCAGGAAATAAATCAATGGTGCATCGATAATTTAGGGTATCATGCAAGAACTTCGTACCATGTCTTTGAATTCAAAAAGCGTTCGGACTTAGACTGGTTTTTACTCCGTTGGTCATAATTAGTAATATGAACGAAAAAACCATATGGCTTAAAGAAGCCAAAACTGTATTAGATAGAACTGGCCCAGGTATGTGCCTTGCAAAATGGTTGCAGGTAACACTACACTTGCAAAATGGCCATACTCACAGTTGCCACCATCCCAACACCCACAAAATACCTTTAGAAGAAATACAAGCAGATCCCAGTGCTTTACATAATACTTCGTTTAAAAAAGAACAACGCAAACTAATGATGACTGGACAGCGTCCAGACGAGTGCCATTACTGCTGGAATATTGAAGACAATGTGCCGGCAGGCGCAGATGTTTTTAGTGATAGAATCTACAAGAGCACTGAAGATTGGGCAGGTGAAAAGCATTACTTTGATGTAATGATTAAAGGTTGGGAACAGAATATTAATCCAACATACCTTGAAGTTAGTTTTAGTCACGCATGTAATTTTAAGTGTGCCTATTGTAGTCCTCACATTAGCAGTAAGTGGATGGAAGAAATTGAACAGCACGGCGAGTATCCAACTAGTTTCAAATACAACAGTCTAGAACATACCAAGTACCAAAACAAAATGCCAATTCCATTAAAGGAAGACAATCCGTATGTAGAAGCATTTTGGAAATGGTGGCCTAGTGTTTATCCAAACCTGCATACATTCCGTATCACCGGCGGCGAACCATTAATGAGTAAAGATACTTTTAAAGTTCTTGACTATATCATTGAAAATCCTAATCCTAAACTAGAACTTGCCATCAACAGTAATTGCGTACTTCCAGATAAACTATTTGACAAGTTTCTTGAAAAGATTAAAGTTATTCAAGAAAATAACCTAGTAAAAAAATTCACTCTGTTTACTAGTGCAGAAGCATATGGTAATAAAGCAGAATATATTCGTAACGGAATGAATTATGAAACTTGGTTATCTAACTGTCATAAATTTTTAGAAACTATCCCTAACGCACATTTTAGTATAATGAGTACGTATAATGCTTTATCGATTACTTCTTATACAGAATTTCTAAAAGATGTTTTAATTTTAAAATTGAAACATTATAATACATCAAGAGGTATTACATTAGATATTCCATATCTAGATAATCCAAAATGGATGAGTGTGAGAATATTACCAACCGAGTACGTTCCAATGTTGCTCAAACAAGTTCAATTTATGAAAGATAATAACTGCGAGGGCAAAGGATTCCAAAGTTGGGAAATTGAAAAGTTGGATAGAATCCAATATCTAATGAAAGAAGATCCAGAACAAAATTGGCTTAAGGATTTTTGGATATTCTTTGACGAACACGATCGTAGAAGGAATACTAGCTTTTTGGACACATTCCCAGAGCTAGCCAAATTTTATAACGACTGTAAAAAATTGAGCAGTTGACAATCCAATCAGTTGGTGCTATAATATACATATTGTTAAACATTAGGAGTGATTCAAATGGCAAAGACCGCAACTAAAACTCGTGTTACCAAAAAGCAAGTTATTGCCCATCGTACTCGTGCTACGAAGGATACTAGCCCTGTTTGGGACGGTTGCGAATCTTGGACTGGTGATGAGTTTCATCGTCACTTTCGTCGTGCTATGGACTACTACCGTCTTGAGTCCGATATTAAAAGTTACAAGCCGTTTGTAATTAAATGGATGGAAACTCAAAAAGCCGCTAAGGGAGATATTGCGGCTGTTAAAAAAGTCAAAGACAATCGTATTAGCACCACTATGGGTGCTATTGCTCACTGCCTATTGCGTGGTATGCAACCTCAACGTGCTGATTTTAACAACGGCAAGGACACTGCGGCTTGGCTTCGCAATGAAATTGTTCAAGTAATCAATGCAGGCAAGGATGACGTTGATCCAGAAATTGCAGCCGCTGAAAAAGAAGCCGCAAAGACAGATGTGTATGTTCCCAGCATCCAAGAACGTGTTCGTGATGCGGCTTATGCTATGACTGAAGAACTGGAAGATGCTTATCACAGTTTTCAAACTGATCCAGAGAACTTTGATCCCAAAGCGTTCAAGGTGTTGAGCCTGTTGCGTGGCAAAGGTGTTAAAGCCGCACATGCTCGTATTATCAAGGACTTTTATGCCCGCGATTTGGCAGAGCTAAACGAATTGGCTAGTGGCAAAGCCGACGATCAACTTCGTGAAGGTTACAGCCATCGTAGCCGCAAACAGATTAAGAACTTTATTGCGTTCTTGCAAGAAATTGAATCAGCTTGCAAAATGCTTATGGAAGAAGCCAAAGTTAACAAGAAGCCACGTGCTAAAAAGGCTGTTCCTGCAGAAAAGATTGTTGCTAAACTCAAGTACCTCAAAGTATTTGAACAGCTCAAACTAGTTAGTATCAATCCTGTAGATATCCTTCGTGCTAAGGAACTGTGGATCTACAACACTAAAACACGCAAACTAGGCAAGTATGTTGCTGGCGAGTTTAGCGAATTAGGTGTTAAAGGCACTACAATTACTGGGTTTGATGAGAACGCTAGTATCCAGAAAACTCTGCGTAAACCGGAAGAAAAACTCAAAGAATTTAAGAGTGCAGGCAAGGTTGCACTACGCAAATTCCTAGAAGATATCAACGCTGTTGATACTAAAATGAATGGTCGTATCAACGAAGACACTATCTTGCTCAAAGTAGCGTAACAAAATAGGGCCCTAAGGCCCTATTTTTTTGGCTTTAGGATACTCGTTATCTAAGATAAATACTGGACGAGAGACCTATTATGAGCCAAATTTTTACAATCGAAAACGACAAAATCGTAATCAAAAAGCTGTTATTAGAAGAGCTTCAAGGGAACATTGTTCACCATGGTGAACTAAGCCTAAGTGGCCCTGTTGAAGTTACTGGCGAGTTAACAGTTGATACACTCAAAGTTAAAAACCTTATTACCGAGTCTTCAATAAAGAATGCTACGTTTGGCGAATGGGCAGTCATTGAAGAAGCAGACCTTTTAGGTAAAGGTTTAAGTTGGACTTGGGGTAAAGGTCATGTAAGTTTAGGTTATAGACCCGGGGGTCGTTTAGGCGTTAACGGTGATGTAGATCTCGATGCAGGTAAATCATATCAAATTAACGGTGTTACTGTCCTTTCGGAAACAGAGCTTGCTCCGCAAGTTACTAAGAGTAGATTAAAGGAACTTGGCCCTCTAAAAGGCCTAAGAGTAACCGGAGACGCACTCGTTGGTGAATTTGCATATTTCAATAGCAATACACAACGCTTAGGTATCGGAACAGACGAGCCTAATGGTAATCTTAGTGTTGCCCAGGGTGACTTAGAAGCAATTATCAGTTTTAATAAAGATGGTATAGTAGAAATTGGTTCCTATACTAACACTGATGTGTCGATTGTAACTGATAACACCTCAAGGGTAACATTTAAGAAAACAGGCGAAACAGTATTTGGTAACGAAGTAACAAAAAACGCAGATGTAAGAATTTACGGTACACTAACTGTTGACACTGTAGTTACTGACAATAGAATTGATCGTTATCAACCTTTAGAGTTTAAAACATCTAGAGAGCGCGGTATATACGGACAGGGTTTAATTTGGACTGGCACTGGCAATATGCGTCAATTAATTATGATGGCTAATCCAGACAGACTGTGGACTACAGAAAATCTTGACCTTGCCGCTGACCGCAGTTACTATATTAACGGAGAGCCTGTATTATCTTCAGTAGGTTTAGGTAGTTCCGTTACACAGTCAAATCTATCAAAATTAGGTACGCTAGAAAGCCTAACAGTAGCTGGCGAAGCTACTTTTATGGAACGTGTTAATGCTAGCCGTACAGTTATTAACGCAAAAGTTATTGAGTTTAATGATGGTTCTGACTTTGTTATTTCAAATTCAAAACTCCATGCTAGCGACAAGATGAGTTTCTCTGTAAGAGGAGACGAAGTCTACTACGCAGACTTAAACGAAATCGCAGTCGGTAACAAACAAAATCCTAATAGACCAGTAAAGGTATTTGGCCAATTAACTGTCGGTGTTAACAATCCAGATCCAGATATTAGTCTTGCAGTCAAGGGAAATATCAGCTTTGCTGATAAAAAGTTCTTAACAGGGTCATCTGCGCCTGCACAAGGTTCATTCTCTAAAGGAGATGTTTGCTGGAACAATAATCCTGCACCAGACAACTACATTGGTTGGGTTTGTGTTGAAACAGGTTCACCGGGTCGTTGGCTACCATTTGGTTCTATCGCTAGACAATAATCTGTACTTTTTATAGATTTTGCGACGCCTATAAATATTTGTCACAAGGCAAATACTATTATGGGCAAAATTACAGAACAACTACATAAACAAATCAAAGGCTGGAGAGTTTATTCGGTTATAGCACCGGCAATATTCACAGCCGCATCAGCGTGGCTATACCTTCATTATGGTACACCGTTCGAAACTATTTTTTACACAGGCTTAATCGTTTTATCAGTTACTTGTATCAGTTGGTGGCATTGGAGTCTATCAACTATGGTTACTATGTTAGCCATTATGAAAGACACAGACGACCACTTTGAAGGCGTCCAACAAGAACTAAAACGACTAAGAGAAAATATGAAACCGGACTTACGTGTAGTCAAATCTATTGACATTAACAAATAAATTAGTATAATTATAGTATGCGGTCTTAGACGCTCAACCCGCATTATAAATTCTGCGTGTCATCAAACTTGCTACTTTTATAAAGGAGAGAAGAGATGGCAAAATATCTTTCAACAAAAACTTACGGTAACGATAGAGGTCTATCTTGCTGTTTTAGACAATGGCGCAGTACCCATAGCCATTGCTCACTACTACACGGATACTCAATTGGTATAAAATTAATTTTTGAATCCGAAACACTAGACGATCGTAATTGGGTTATGGACTTTGGCGGTTTAAAAGAGTTCAAAGAGTGGGCCGAATATATGTTCGACCATACTACTGTAATTGCACAAGACGATCCAATGTTAGATAGATTTAAAGAAATGTCTGGATGGAGTAGCAATCCAGAACATGACGGTAATCCAGACCGTGTTCAAACTGAACCATATCGACGTAATGGTGTTTGCGACCTACGTATTGTAGAAGGTGTAGGTTGCGAACTATTTGCTAAAATGTGCTACGAAAAAATGGATTGGTTATTGAAGAACGGCAACCATCGATACCCTATCAACTCTACAGTACGCATTAAGAGTGCAGAAGTGTTTGAACATGCGGGGAACTCAGCAATCTACGAAGTATGAACAGTTTTGAAAAAATCTGGGCCAGGGCTACTGGCCACTTAATGGGCAATACTGATGAGGATCGTCCAGATGTACCGATTCTAACTTTGCGAGAAGCAAGAATCGCTTTGTTTTTAAAAACTTTTTGGGTTGTAATCCACGTAGTCACTTGTTGTTTTATTATCGCTAACACTATTAGACATTGGTAAAGCAAACATTGACTTTCTAAGGACATAATGCTATAATGTATTATGTCCTTTTTTATTACTCACACACATGACTAAACGTATTGGTTTTGCCTGCAAATGGATTGACCGCCCAGACCAAGTAGATGGTATCAAAGCCAAAGACGACTGCAAACAGTACAACACTGGTACTACTACAGTGGCTTGGCTCAAACGTCAAACTCGAGACGTTGCAGAAGAAAAACTATGGGATTTGATGAAAGGCAACATTGAGTCCATTCGTAAACTTGTAACTAAAGTGGGAGAACAAGATGTTAACCTTAGAATGGTTCGCCTTTCAAGCGATATTCTGCCTGTCTACACTGAGCCTAGTTGGCGGTATTTTTGGCAGCTTCCTGACGTACGACAATATGCAGAGAGGCATTTTGCAGAGGTCGGTCGCATTGCCCGTGATCGGAATGTGCGCCTTAGTTTCCATCCTGGGCAGTTTACCGTTCTGGCTAGCGACAATCCTGATATTGTAAATAGAAGTACTGAGGAGTTTGAATATCATGTGGATATGGCCCGCTGGATGGGATACGGCAAATCATTTCAAGACTTTAAAATCAACGTCCACATTGCGGGTCGAGCCGGTCCAGCCGGTATCATCAGTGTGCTTTCACGACTCACTCCAGAAGCAAGAAACTGTATTACTATCGAGAACGAAGAAAATGCGTGGGGGCTCAACTCAACACTCGAACTCGCAAAACATTGCGCCCTTGTACTCGATATACACCATCACTGGTGCCGTGAAGGAGAGTACATTCAACCCACCGACGATAGAGTTCTACGTGTAATCGATTCATGGCGTGGTGTTCGTCCAGTTATTCACTACAGCATTAGTCGCGAAGATGTTCTTGTAGACCACTGTAATAAAACACTACCAGACTACAAAACACTACTAGGATTTGGATACAAAAAAGCTAAACTTCGAGCACACAGCAACTTCTACTGGAACAACGCTGTCAACGATTGGGCCGCTAGTTTCTGGGAACACTGCGATATTATGTGCGAGAGCAAAGCTAAGAATCTAGCCAGCTTTGAGTTTCACCAACATGCCATTAGATAAGACAGTGTGGTCTTACGACAGTAATCAAGCATGGAAAGATCACTGTATTGGCTGGAAAAAACAGCTATCAATCATTCCGAGATATTGTTTTTACAGTAACAAACTTATCTGGTTACAAATGGCATATAAGGGAACAGCGATGTGGACAGGTCCCGGTGAACCTGTCTTTGAACATCGCTGGGTTAATAAAAACCAATACCTTTTAGAAAAAGTAAAAGGTACTATTTAGGCCTTAGGTGCTTTTGGTGCCTTTGGCTTTCTTGGTGCTTTTGGTTTTGCACCGCCCTGCTTCTTAGGCTTTTGACCGCCTTGTTTTTTAGCAGGTGCTGGCTTTGCTTGAGGTTCTGGTGCTTTTTCTACAACAGGTGCAGGTTCTTGTACAACAGGTGCCTCAACCTTATAAGGTGCTTCTGGTGCTGGTTGGCTACCAATACCAAAAAGCTTCTTAAAAAAGTTAATCATAGTTAATCTCCTTGTTGATTATTTATGATTAAATATGCTACTATATTAAAAATGATGGAAAATACTCCTGTTATTACTGTTACCTGTGCTAGAGATTTGCCAATGCTAGAATTGCAGGCTCAAAGCATACACAATTTTTTATCTAAAGATTGTCCAGTATTCATTATAGTAAACGAAGATGATACAGATTTTTGGCAGTTAGAATTTGATAAAAACATAAAACATTATTATCAACATCATAAACTAACTATTATCTATAAAAGCGAATTTCAAAGCAATTGGTCACAGTGGATACCGAGTATTGCCAACCCCTGGTCTGTGGGTTGGGAAACTCAACAGATACTAAAGTTAGCAATCTCTGAGAAAATACACTCGCCTCGGTATCTTGTTTTAGACAGTCAGAACTTTTTAATTAAACATTGGGATCCGAGTGTATATCCTCAAATGGGGTCTAAGGTTCCAGCAAGACCCGGCAATTTTGTTATGCCTGTAGAAATCTGGAACCAGTACTCAGAAAGTCTCGATATTAGTCTAGCACCTCCTACAGACAGCACAATGTCTATGTGTACTCCAATATTTTTTAAAACTAAGCTAGTTAAAACATTAATTGAACACGCAGGTGGCATTGTTAAGTTTACAAACTGGTTTAAAAATGCCAGCAAAATTAAAAGCGAATTTATACTTTACTTAATTTGGGCTGAAAAACAAAACGGGTTTGAAAGACACCATTATATGATTGATATATCTAAAGACTGGGCTAATCCGTACCTACGAGACTGTAGAACAGAAGAAGAATTTAACAACTTCGTATCGTTTGTTGGAGTACACGATTCACACGCATGGATCAGCATAAATCACAGAGCGTGGGGTAACATGACCCAAGAACAATACAAAAACCTCAGCACGGTTCTTTCTCACTACAATCTAACTCCAAAGTTTGAGCAATACCGTAGCGAATACGTAGACATTAAAATTTAAATAAATATAGGATGTACAATTTTATCAAGTGGACTTTAAACGAAGGCAAAACTCCAAAAACCTTAGAATTACTGCCTTTGCCATATAAAAAAGACGAATTAGATCCTGCTATCAGCGAGGACACAATCAACTACCACTATGGTAAATTAGCCAAAGCATACGTTACACGTTTTAATGACGGCGAGGGCGATGCTGAATTTAACGAAGCTGGTGCATTTTTACACAACATACTATTTCAACAATATCAAGCACCTAGTAGAAATAATATTCCAGACGGAACTGCGGCTGAATTTATAGAAAAACACTGGAAAACATTTGATCGTTTTCAACAGGAATTTAACAAAGTTGCAATGTCTATACAGGGTAGCGGGTGGGTTTATTTGGCTAGAGATGGCGAAATAAAGACCGTTACAAACCATCAAATCAAGCAAGATATCGTATTGTTAATTGATTGGTGGGAACATGCTTGGGCATTAGATTATCAACACGATAAGAAAAAATACTTAGAAAACCAGTGGAAGATTATTAACTGGAATGTAATTAGTGCTAGAGTTGGCCTAGTTGTTTAAGACTGCTAACTGGCATATCCCATATCTTACGAGCTTCAACACCCTTTTCCTGTGCAAACTTTTTAACATCACAGTCACCACAAACGTGGTAGTAATTATTGTTTAAACGCTTAGGATCCATGTTTCCCTTGTCTCGTTTAAATATTCCTTGGCAACAATCACAACGAAAGATCAACACAGTTTTCTTTCGTGTATAGGCATGCATAGTACCGTACTTACTCTTACGGTAGTGCGCTTGTTGTGCGTATTCTTGTCCCAAGTACATATTACTATTTACATTAAGGTTATAAAATCCTTTTGCTAAATATGATATCGAGGGGCTATTGTGATCACAATTACTGATTCAGCAAAACAAAAAATCAAAGACCTTCTTTACGAAGAGGGCAATCCTAAACTATCGCTAAGAACTTTTATACAAGGCGGTGGCTGTAGCGGCTTTAGCTACGGCTTTACGTTTGATGAAGAAATTAACGAGGACGATTTTGAGATTCCTCTAGACGAGTTTAAAGTACTTGTAGACAGCATGAGCATGACTTATCTACAAGGTGCAGAGATTGACTTTGTAGAAGATCTACATGGCAGTCAGTTTTCAATTAAGAATCCAAACGCAACTACTACCTGCGGTTGCGGATCAAGTTTCGGAGTATAATATAAATGTCAAAACAAATTATTGATATCGGCGTACAAGGTAATGACGGTACTGGTGACAGTATCCGTGAATCGTTCAGAAAAGTTAACGAAAACTTTACAGAATTGTATGCCGTTTTTGGCGTAGACGGCGCTATTAACTTTACAGATTTAAGTGATACTCCATCGACATATTCACCTAACCAGATTATTATGTCCAGCAACGCTGGAGATAAATTAACTGCTAGAACTATTGTTGCCCAGGGTAACGGTATTGCTATCAATACAAACAACGATGGCCAACTAACATTTACAGTTAACCAAACTGCTCTAGCAGGTGACACTGCTCCACGTCTGTCAAACTATCTTAATGCTAACCAGTTACAGATTGTTAGATTAGCAGAACCAACACAAGCTATTGTTGATGCATGGAATACTGCTAACCCATCAGCACAGACTACATTAAACCAACTAGCTGTTACTATTGGTTATGCTAACGCTAACTACCTACGTGTTAGCGGAGAGAGTGTTAACAGTATTCTACGTGTTAGAGATGAGCCAAACGTTCCTAATTTCTCTGACCCAGACTACGACAGTTCATTAACTGGCAATTACCTAGCAACTGAATCTGTACAAAGAAAGTTTGTTGTAAGCCGTAAGGGCGATACAATGACTGGTCCTTTATACCTAAGCGACCACCCTGCTCCTTTAGAAGGTTCGGGAACACCAAACGGTGCCAACGATCTACAGGCCGCAACCAAATACTATGTTGACAACCAAGTTTTCTCAAGCGCAGTAAACTTATTCGTTAGCCAAGCAACCGGTGACGACTTACAACAAAAAACACCGCTTGGTAAGGAAGGTCGTTTCTGGCAGTATGCTTACAAAACAGTTGGCGCGGCTGCACTTGCCGCTGAAAATATTATTGCTCTTGCAAACCAAGAACCTGGCCCATATCGTCAACGCCTAAGCTATACAATTGGTCCAGATCAGTATTTTTCAACAATTAAAAACGTTACACTAGTTGACGGTAATACCGCAGTAGCTGGTTACCAAGATGCGTTTGATCTATTACAACTCAACAGAGAATTCATTCAGGCAGAAACTATTGCCTACATCAACAACAAGTATGTTAACACATTTACATACGATAAGGCAAAATGCCAACGCGACGTTGAGTTAATTTTAGATGCTGTGTCTTACGACATGGTAGTTGACTCAACATTTAACAGTACTCGCGCTGGTGTATTCTACTTTAACGGTACTGGCAATAATGTTTTAGGACAGCAATTAATCCAAACTATTGAAGCTATCAAGTATGCTCGAGACGAAGTATTAAACTTCTCTTACGATACCGTAGCACTTAACAGCTATATTGGACAGGTTATTGATGCACTATGCTACGACTTAGTTTTACAATCTAACTACCGTAGTATTCAAGCAGGTATCTACTTCCAGTATGCAGGTACAGATTTAAGTGCCGCACAAATGACTCAGGTCTTAATTGACCTTAAAGATGAAATTGTAGCACTTCAAGCAGTTAATACTATTTCTGCGGCATTGACATCTATCGAAACTAACATATCAACAATCATTGACATCATCACTGGCGATATTATTCCCGAGCCAGTGTTTACTTCTCAACCAGATACTGCTATTGGTCAACGCAGTGCAAGAGACTTACTAGTCAATAACATTGATTTCTTACAAGCAGAAACTGTTGCTTACTTGGGTGCAGAGTTTCCTAACTTAGCATATGACAGAAACATTTGTAAGAGAGATATCAAATACATTGTTTGGAGTTTAATCTACGACATGATGTACACAGGTAACAGCCAATCAGTGTACGCAGGTCTAAGATACTGGGAAGGAACCGTAAGACAGATTGCTGGATACGAAGTTACTCCATTCTTAAACGTTCTAAACTATATCAAGTCACTAATTACTTCTATTGTTAAAAGCGATAGCCCAGCTACTGTTTATCAACAAACAATTAAGCAGTATCGCAACGAAACTTTTATTCAAGGTGAGGTTGCACTACCAAGCCTTAATGCCAACATTGAAATCATTAAGAATTTAATTTCTGATTATAATACTGCTCCTGCAATCGTTGAAGTAACATTTACTTCAGCGGCTACTGCTCTTAAGACAGCTAGAACTACAATTCTTAACAACAAGGCAACATATCAAAGCGAAGCTATTGCTTATGTTAACAGTAGTTTTCCTGTTATTAACGACAGCGGAATCTTAACAGCACTAAATCAAAAATTTGATATCATAATTGAACTTCTAAGATTAGGTATTGACACAAGAGCTACTGCTGTATTCAATCCCCCTGTAGGAACAACCACAGGCGTTATTGATGCCAAAGAACTTATCACTAGAAACTTAACATTTATTGCTGACCAGGCTTGGGGATGGTTACAAACAAACTATCCAGGTAACGGTTATAACCAGAGCATATTTAAGAACCATGTTAAAGATATGGTTGAAGCATCTGTTTATGATTTAGTCTACGGCGGCAACTCTGCGGCTAGATACAAAGGCGAACAACTTGAGATTGACGGATTTAATACAACTACATTCTTAAATGCGCTGGCCTATGTTGGCGACATGGTTCGTCTAAACATTATTTCCAATCAAGCAGTTACACCATTATACACTGCTACCCCACAGTTCATTGATGGTACAACATACCCAGGTGGGTCAGTAGCTGGTACAACTATTGGTCTTGCATTCAACACTATGTCCACTATTATTAATGGTGGCGAAGGTCCAACTCTTGCATATCCAGTCTTAACAGGCTATGCTGGCAATAAACAAAGTGCTAGAAACATTATTAACCTAAATAAGAATGCAGTTGCAGTTAGAACAACTGACTGGTTAGATGTAACCTATAGAGGCGGATTTAACTACGACGAAGCCACTTGCTATCGAGACGTTGGATTAATCGTTGATGCTATGAGTATTGACTTGATTACTGGCGGAACTTACCAAAGTATTAATGCTGGTAAGAGCTATTACAGAAACGCAAGTGCCAAAGCTGTTGCTATTGGAACACAACGAACAGAAACTCTTGATGCGATTGCGTTTGCAAAAGAGCTACACTTACAAGTTTTAAATCAGACAACAGCTAGCCGTTATCAAAGTCTAGTACCACAAGTGTTTAACCCTGCTAAGGTTGTTACCTCGGCCGCAATTAACGATTTGATTACTAACGTTGATACTATGGTTTCCATTATCAACGGCGGTATTGGCGCGGCGCCTGTTGCAAGTTTTGGCACTGGCGTATGGAATATTGAAATCGACAACGGTGGCAATGGTTATGTTGACCAAGGTGCACCTGGCAACAACGACATCATTCCTGCTAAAGTATTAGTAGGTATGAACTCTGCCGCATACGGTAGCATTGTTAAGTATTCTAGAAATACTGGCCTTGCAAGAGATACTATTCAAATTAGATTAACTAAGCCAGGATTCTACTCAATTGGTGAAGAAATTGAATTTGGTGAAACAGTTAGCGACATTCACATTGTTATTCAAGTTGAAGCAGGTATCTACTACGAAGATTACCCAATTCGTTTACCAGCTAACGTGTCTGTAAGAGGTGACGAATTCCGTAGAACAATTATTCGCCCACGTGATAGAATTTCACAGAGCCCATGGCGTAAGGTCTTCTTCTATAGAGACTCAATCATTGACGCTATGGAACTCGGTCCTATTGACTATGCTACTGACTATGCTACTAGTTCTTCTGTTAACTTTGGAGGAACTAGTGATAAGATTATTGTTACACTTGGTACTGGACAAGTTCCAGGATCTTGGGTTGGCAAGATCTTAATGGATGACTACACATTAAAGACCGTTACTGCAACTAACTCTTCTAACAACAGAATTACTACTAGCGCACCGCACGGTCTAGAAGCTGGCAATCCAGTTGTGTTTAGAGGAACAACTTTTGGTAATATTGAAGCCAATAGAATCTACTACGTACTCACAACACCAACAACTACAGCGTTTACAATTACAGAGAAGAAAGGAACAACACCGTTACTGCTAACAAGTGATACTGGTTCATTCTCTGTGATCCGTGCCGACAGAAGAGGTAAGGCTATTATCGATTCTGTATCTGGCAACTTCATGAACTGTTCTGTAATTTATCCATTCCAGCAGGGCGGAGATGTTCCAGCAGGTAGTTGGCACTTATACGATCCTTTAAACTTTGGTAGACACTATTTGTCTAATCCATTAGACGTAGACAGCGAAGCTAAGAACAACAAAGACATTGACGTATTCTTAGTCAACGATGCTAACCGTATTAGTAACATGACTTTCCAAGGGCATGGTGGCTTTGCCATGGTACTTGATCCAGAAGGTCAAATTAAAACTAAGTCACCTTACGGACAGGTCTGTACTTCGTTCAGCCAATCAATTAACCGCAAACGTTTTGCCGGTGGTCAGTTTGTTGACGGATTTGCAGGTCGACTAAGAGGTACTATTATTAAAGTTGACTACGATGCTATTGAAGGTTTTGACCTAAGTAACATTGACAACGGATCTGGATACTCTCCTTTAACAGGAACATATACATATACAAATGTTCCACTAACTGGACTTACAAGAACTGTATCTAGTATCAACGGAACAACTAATAGACTACAAATCAACACAGTATCTGATCTTGCAGTTGGTAGTGCTGTAACATTCTCAGGTACTGCGTCAGGCGGTGTTGAGATTGGAAAACTATACTATATCAAAACTATTGATATTGCACCTAACGAAATTACTATTAGTAAAACACAAGGTGGTCCTGATGTTGACTTATCCACTGTTGCTAGTGCAAGTATGACTCTTGTAACTGGCGGTAATGGTGGTACTGCTAACATCACTGTTACTAACGGCGTAGTAACTAACGTTGTTATTAATAATGGCGGCGAATATTATAAAGCAGGCGAATTCTTAACAGTTGATTCTACAAACTTAAAAACACAGTTCACTGGAAATACTACTGTTAATACTGCTCAGATTACAAACGTTACTAACTTTGCAGGTCTGTTTGTAGGAGATAAGATTGCCGGTTCTGGTATTCCAGCAAACACAACAATTACACAACTAAACACAGCAACTGGTACTGTAACAATTAGCAATCAAGCAACAGCCACAGCGACCGGTGTTACACTCACTGCTGGCGCAACTGGTACTGGATTTAAAGTTCCAGTAGCAGGTGTTAACGGCAAAGGTGTTAGAATTACTGTGCAAGGTAGTCCAAATTCTGGTCTTGATATTCGTCCACCACAGCCGCCATGTGCGTTCTTCGTAGCTGGCGGAAGATATCAGATTAACGACGTTGTCAGCTTTAATGCGGCAACCGCAACTGTTGTATTAACACTTGATACTGCAACACCTTACGATGCGGCTGGCGAATATGACAACGAAGTATGTTCAAGAGACACTGGACTTATTCTCGATGCTGTAACTTATGATTTAGTCATTGGTTCTAACTACCAAGCTGTTAAAGCAGGTTTATCATATCAACGTGCTACTGCTAGTGTTGTTATTTCTAGTCAACGTGTGCAAACACTTGCAGGTTTAACCTTTGCCCGTAACGAGGCATTAGATACAATTCCTGGTTCAACATACACTGCGGCTAGATCAGCAATTACTGATAGTATGGCAATTGTCAATGCTATCATTGAACAAGGTACTAGTGCGGCGCCTACAATCACTTACCCAACAGTATCTGGTCTAACAACTACACAAGCTGAAAAAGTTAAAAACAATCTTATATCTAACAGATCATTTATTACTGATGAAATTGTTGCGTATATTGCACAGAACTTTAACTTAAAAACATATCCAAATTACAGCGCCGTTAAGTCTGCAAGAGACACTGGTTATGTAGTTGATGCTATAATCTATGACATCATGTACGGCGGTAACTCGATGACATATGATGCGGCAGAAGCATACTATTCTAAACTAACTGGGGCTAGCTATATTAGCGGTCTAAGTGCAGTTTGCTCTGCGGCAATGGATCGTTTAAAAATCGTAATACAGCAAATCGTAACTAATGCAACTGTTATTAGAAGTGCAGGTAACACGACTAACCAAACTATTACAGCAGGTTACGCAATTACCAACGGCGATAGCGAATACACTAAACTAGGTACTTTAATTGACGTAGTTAAAGATTATCTTGTTGACGGAGACTTTGACACACCTACAACAAGAACACCTCCAACAGTTAGTGGACTAAATGCTACTCTACTAGCCGCTAGAACAGCAATCCTTACTGCTAAACCAACGATACAGAAGGATGTTATTACATACCTAAACGACGGTGGCGGCCTACAGATTAACTTAGAAATGGGTGGTAACAAGTCAATGCTAGCAAACGACTTTGCTATGATTAACGACTTAGGTTACGCTATTTTCTGTACTAACGGCGGTATTTCGGAACAAGTTTCTACATTCTCATACTACTGTCATACTCACTACTGGGCTAACAACGGTGGACAGATTCGTTCTGTTGCTGGTTCTAACGCACACGGTACATACGGCTTACGTGCTACTGGTTATGACGTAACTGAAAAACCTGACTCGGTTAATATTGCCAACGACATGGTGCAGGTTGCTAGAGTTTACAAGTCTGGTCAGTTTGCATCTGAAATGACTCCGACTGCAAGTAAACAGTCATTGAGTATTTTCATTCTTGGTTATTCATACATTCCATTCAACACTTCTGAAGTTGAAATTGACCATAGCATGGCTGGTGGCGGAATAAACCGTTACGAAGTCAGCTCAGTTGAACACACTGTTGTAACCATTAACGGTGTAAACGTTTTAAAGATGAACTTGAGCACTACCGGTAACAACGGTACAAGTTCTACTGGGCTTGCTTACCCACTGTATGATGGTCAGCAGGTAACTATCCGTGTTCTACAGAACATCAAGTTCAACAACATCGATAACGTAAACCCAACTCGTCCAAGTACTGCTTTACAGTACAACGACAACCTTGCTGAAATTTATCGTATTCTTGCTTATAACCTAAATGAATCAACAGGTGAAGCACTACCAAATAACGTATCTATCCTACAGTCAGATAGCTCATACAACTACTATAAGTTTATCACTGACTTAAATAACATTGGTACACTAGACTACGATGCGGCATTAGCAGTTACTGGTGCAAGTGGTAACGGTTCAACTGTTACAATTACATTTGCAACTCAGTTATCTGCTCCATATACAGTTGGTGACTTTATCACTGTACAAGATGTTGTAAACAGCGGAGCACAATCTGGTCTTTACAACGGTGCATACAGAGTAACTAACTGTACAACTGGCTCTGTACAATTTGCCAGCACAGTTACAGCTACCTACAGTGGTGGCGGCTTAGTTGGTACTAAGACACAGGGTTCACGAGTTGGCGATAATAAGATTGCTGTACTTGAAATTAGCCAAGCAACTGTTATTAACCAAATTAACAAAGGAACATACCTCCTTGGTTGGCACGGTAGAACACATCGTGTTGCTGGCTACACAACTCCTCTAAAAATTGCACAAGGTAACATTGTCAGCTGGACTGCTGGTACAAGAACTCTAGAAGTAAGTAGTGTTTCTGGTACTATTGAAGTTGGTGACGTTGTTAATGCTACAGGCTTCCCAACTAATGGTAGTGTTGTAGTCCAAAGTGTAACTGACCCTGTTGCCCCAAGCGTTAACTATACTATCGTTGTTAATACAGCCACAGGTGTAACTAGCCCAAGCGGTACTGTAATATTTGGTATCAGCAGAAACGGTTGGTTAGATATCGATGCTAACTCTATAAGTAACATTGTTGGTGATGGATCTAACATTCCTTCACTGGCATTTGTAAGTAAAACTGTACCAGCTAGTGGTAAGAAGTTTGTTACATATGATGTAGCTTGGACTCCAGAGACTCCGCCAATTGTTGATAACTGGTACAACCTAACAGGACAAACAAACGCCGACTATAACTACTGGAGACAGATATCTTCAGGCCAAAGTGAAACAACTATTGCAGTCAGTGACGTTTCAGGACTACAAGTAGGTATGATTGTTTCCAGCGCAAGTGCTGGAACATATATTCCAGATGGAACTATTATCCAAGCAGTCGATGCTGTTGGTAACACATTTACTGTAAGTCCAGCATGTTGGATTCCAGCAGGAGCTACAGTAAGCTCAACTGTTGTTGCAACAATCGCAAGTATTACTATTACTAACGGTGGTAGCGGATATACAACTCCGCCAACTATTACAATCAGCGGTGGTGGTGCTATTGTTCAAGGTATTGCTACTTGTACAGTTTCTAACGGTGCTATTGACACTGTTACTATTGTAAGCCCAGGTTACGGTTACACCAGTCAACCTCTTGTAACATTAAGCCCAGGAGGTGATAACAATGCTGTTCTTACTGTTGTTCTAACTGCAAGTGCTACTGTTAACACAACTGCTACAGCAGGTACATCTGTTAACAGAGTTACTGTTGCATATGACAGCGATCCTGGTGTGTTTGCTGGCGCAGACGAAGCAGTGTTTGTTGGTAGCATCAGTGGCACAACACTGACAGTTTCATCAGCAGGTGACGTTCGTGCAGGATCAATCCAAGTTGGACAAACTATCAGTATCTTTACTCCTACATTTGTTGGTAGTATTAGCGGTACAACACTAACTGTTACTGCTATTATTGATTATCCCGGATTACTACAATCAGGTCAAACTCTAGTAGGTAACGGAATTACTGCTGGCACACAAATTACAGGATTGGGTACTGGCACTGGCGGACTAGGAACTTACTTTATTAATAATAGTCAAACAGTTCCAAGTACAACAATGACTGCTACTGTGACCAACACTGTAACTAGTGGTACTAGAATTACTGCACAGAACAGTGGAACACCCGGCGGTGCAGGAACATATACAGTTAATAACTCGCAAGCTTCTGGAACTACAATTTTCAGAACTTTCAATACTGCAAGTGGCTTTACTAGCAAGACTGGGCCTGCATCGTTTACTGGTTCAATCAACGGAACTACACTAACAGTATCTGGAGTATCAGGAACTATTGCAATTGGCCAACGTGTTAAAGGTAGCGGTGTTCTAGGATCAACCTATATTACAGCAGGTTCTGGATCATCATGGACTGTCAGCAGAAGTCAAACAGTTGCATCAACTTCGATGACTTCTACCTACGCTGTAGTGCTACAACTGCCTACACAAGGTACAGCACCAACTATTAACAAATGGTACAGACTAACAGGAAATACAAATCCATTATACAATGGACTATACTATGCTCTAGCAAGTACTACATCAAGTATTACCCTAAGCTACGAATTTGATCCAGGCACATGGAGCGGTTCTACAACTACTAGAATCCAACGTCAAGAACTAGCAGGAACAAGTTCACAACTTGGCCTAAGTAAACCGTTTGATCGTTCATCTGCCGCAACAATGCGTATTGGTTTTGCAGCCGGTGCTGATGCTCAAATTACTACACGTATTAGTACTTGTCGTGCAACAGGACACGACTTCTTAGATATTGGTACAGGTAGTTACTCAACAACTAACTATCCATATCAAATCTATGGTAATCCAACACAGTCACGTCAAGAAGCTAATGAAACATACGAAGAAGGCGTAGGTCGTGTATTCTATGTTACATCAGACCAAAACGGTATTTTCCGTGTAGGACGTTTCTTCAAAGTTGACCAAGGTACTGGTACTGTTACATTCTCAGCAAGTATCGCGTTAAGTAACTTAGACGGTATTGGTTTCAAGCGAGGTGTTGTTGTTAACGAATTCTCAACAGACGCTTCAATGACCAACAACGCACCTGAAATTGTTCCAGTACAGAGTGCTGTACGTGGATACATTGACAGACGTTTAGGTCTAGACCACGGCGGCGGCCCAGTTCCATTAAACAACTTAATTGGTCCAGGATATTTGGCTCTTAACGGTGCGTTGACTATGAAAGGTAACCTTAACATGGGTACCTTTGCTATCAGCAACTTAGCTACACCGTTACCTACAGATCCTCCAACTAATGCTACTAACAAGATCTACGTTGACCTAGCAGTTGCTGAATTTGACGAGTACAGCGAATTAAGAGATGTACAGCTAACAAGTTTAGCCGCTGGACAGATTTCAATCTACAACCGCAGTACAGTTGTAAACGTCAACGGTGGTTTAGGAAATGGTAACACACTAACACTAAACTTCCCAACAACAGCAACCGCTCCGTTCCCAGAAGGTTCGATTATTGTTGTTGCTGGTGTCAACCCAAGTTCGTATAACGGAACTTATATTGTTACTGCATGTACAACTAACTCTGTAAGTTTTGCCAGTGATATTATTGCCGCATACAGTAGCGGTGGTACAATTACTGCTAACAAGTGGATCAACGTTGATTTACCAAATGATAACACTACTAGCGATGTCTTACTAAGTTACAACGGAACTACTAACAAGATTACTACAAGCATTCAAGCTGGTAAGATTGTTAACAGCATGGTAAGTGCTACAGCGGCTATTGCACAAAGCAAATTAGCTCTACAGGCAGCAACTACTCGTGCTAATGCTACAGGTATTGCACAAGCTGACTTAGGTCTTGCAAGTTTCAAAGATACTGAATTTAACGCAATAGGTGGTTGGATATCTCTAAAGGATGCTACCAACACAACTACTGGTATTGTTTACAGCAAGATCCAACACGTTTCCCAAGGAACTGTACTAGGTAGAGGTAAGATTGCAGGTACTGGTGCAGTAACTGAAATATCATTTGGTGATGTTATCACTGGCGGCGACGGTATTAAGAATGCTCCATTTGCGGCCAGCGGTGCAATGACTGTTACATACAACGGTACAAGCACAGACGGAAACAGTTATAGCGTAACAAGTATTTCTAACACTGGGGCGGCTAACAGCTTAACTAGAACTGATGCTAGCGGTAACTTAAACATCAGCAACGGTTATGTTAACGCAACTGCATTAAGAATCAGTAATAACCAAGTCATTAACGTTAACACTGGTACTAATGCTGTACAATTATCAACACCAGGTGGATACAACTTCTTAAGCGCAGTTGGTACTACTAGCGGTAATACAACTACTACAATTAACGGTGGTACATTAGATCTTACTGCTGGAACATTAAGAACAACTACGCTTACAACTGGTGCCACTGCAACTGCTGGTACTATTACTGGTACATGGAGTTTAGCAAGCTCAAGTATTTTTGATGCACGTAACGGTACATTAAGATCAACTACATTAACTACAGGTAGCGACACCGACACTGGTACTATCCAAGGTTACTGGAGCTTACAAGGTGCTAGCCGACTACAAGCAACCTACGCCGACTTAGCTGAATTCTACGAAGGCGATATGGAATACAAACCAGGTATGGTTCTAGTGTTTGGCGGTTCAAAAGAAGTTACTTCAACTACACAAATGAACGATACTAGACTAGCAGGTATTGTAACAACTGATCCTGCATACGTAATGAACAGTGATCAGAAAGGTATCAAAGTCTGTATAGCACTTGCAGGTCGTGTTCCATGTTGGGTAGTTGGTCGTGTTAAGAAGGGTGACCTATTAACAACATCATCAACTGTTGGTTGTGCTGTTAAAGCTACAACTCCAACACTAGGTGCTATTGTTGGTAAGGCATTAGAAGATAAGGACTACGGCGAAGCCGGAATGATCCAAGTTGCCGTAGGGAGAGCATAATGGCTAAGCAAGTAATCAACATTGGAACAGTAGCTAATGATAAAAGCGGTGATCCGTTACGCACCGCTTTTGCCAAAGTAAACAATAACTTTACAGAACTTTATAACATAATCGAAACTGCAAGTTTAACGGAATTAGCTCAAGACTATGCAGCCGCAATGTTTACTGGTGGTACACATAGCGGTATTGCTGTAACATATGACGACGCTAACAATAAACTAAACTTAGCAGTTGATGCGTTAGATTTATCAGCAGTATCTCAAGACATTGTTCCAGACTCAGACAATACCCACGATTTAGGATCCCCAACTAAACAATGGCGACACGTATATACTTCGGGCGGCAGTATTTACTTAGATAATATTAAACTTACAAACGTAAACGGCAAATTTACTGCTACTAAAGTTATTAATCCAGGTGAAGAAAACGAAGCAGAGGATCCGGAAGATTCAGATGCTACCAGCGAAATAGGTGGGGGTGGAGGACAGGGGTTACCATCTATCACTATACCAGCGACTCCCGTAGTACTCTACAAAGGCCTACAGGCCAGTTATGGTGTTGTACATTCTAACAATAATAGTAATGAACTAAATGTCAACAAGATAGTTATACATAAGCCAGCAACTACTACATTAACTATAGATCCAACAGGCAATCAAGACGATTTCCAAGTCAGCGGATTAGGCAGTAGTGATGTCCTAGCTATGTTTGTAGTCTACGGTGATACCAACGGGGCTAAGCCGTTAAGCGCACTACAAAACTTTACCCGAGCAGTTATTGACAATGTTATTTTAGTTGACGGTGTAACAGGAGACTTTCGCACAGTTGACCAAATGAAGACTGCGTTCTATGGCAACTATCAGATTTTAGCCAGTGCCGCAGGTGGATTATACACTAACTTCCAATTCTTGGCAAACAATGTCAACACCCTAACAGGAGGAGCAACTACTACTCGTGAAGGCAGTGGAGCGGTGTTTGAAATTACAGATGTTGGCAATGGTACTTACCAAACGCAGGGTACACTGAACCCTGGCACTAACTATCGTGAAGGACACAAGATCAAAATTTTAGGCACTGACTTGGGCGGTGTGACTCCAGACAATGACTGTATCATAACTTTAGGTGCTACTGGCGAAAATGGATCTGTGTTTTTATGGAGTGTAGAAGGCACGGCAGCAGGCGCTGGCCCTGACCCAATAATATATTCTCCAGTAAGTGGCACTAACATCGATGTAGGCAGCGGATTAGCCATTGCCAGTGTTAATAACAATAACGGAACATTAGAAATCAGCGCATTCGGATTAGGTAACAACTATGTGGTAGGTGATGTGATTACCCTAGCTGGCGACGAACTCGAAGGTGGTGTAACACCAGATAACGATATGACTCTTACAGTTACTAATGTAGGTAATATTCGTGGTCCAGCATTTGGAGTCACAGTCTCTGGAACATTACCAAGGTTATGGCCCTTGAACAATGTCTCCGATGGTGGAGTGGACCAATACGACACAGCCAACTACATCAATACCAATCTTGCTAACCAAATCAACTACAACGGTGGCAACACAGTTGTAGACGGTACACTGGCGTTTGGCGCGGGCAGTACCTACAGTTTCGTCTATGACACAGCGATATTTGGTTTATTCGTCACAGGCAACGGCGCTACATCAATCAGCACCAGCGGTAACAGCGGAGCAGACGGTGGCAGTACCACTGAAACAGGTTATGTGTTTGGTGGTGGCGTAGCCGCAGAGACTTTTGACAATGCTGTCACACACATCAATCTTGTTGGCGATCCTTACGATGGCGAAGCAGTATCATTTACAAAAACTGACAACGGCAGCGAAGTTGACATCTTAATCGCAGACGACGGTGCGGGTGCTGGTGTAGGTATTACCAGAGACGGCAACAACGGTATATACAACCCTTATAGAGAAGGTTCCTGGGACAGCGATGTCAGTCCAGGCGGTACACTATGGAACATAGACGGCTGGACAGATTTAACTGATGTTGAGTCTAGAGATTATGTTCCGTTGTATGAAGCATTTGGTTTTGGTGGACTAGGAAACAAGATTGTTGGCACGGAGTGCGTGATGTACTTGCCAGACAACGGCAAATATTATGCTGTTAAGTTTACACAATGGACACAGGGCAATGCGGGGGGCGGTTTTGCCTATACCCGTAGAGAATTAGATCTTACAAGCCTAGCAGAAGGTATTCGTTTTGCTGACGGTACAGTATTGAAATCTGCGGCGGGAATAGGTCCTGTCAAACTTGAATCGCCCGGTAATCGCAGAATCGAAGAAGTATATGGCTATAAATCTGTTTCTGTAACACAAAGACAAACCACTAACCTAACTACCACCGCATCACGAAATGCCACAGGCGAGTTTAGATTCTGGATTGACACTACTACAACGACTATAGATGACATACTGAACAATACCACTGCCGCAGGCATCTGGGACACTACAACTATAGAGTTTAGTTTAGACAATGTTACTTGGTACAGATACGATTTTAACTCTACTGGTGCTGGCAATGAAATAGGCTATGGGGTTGCGCTTTCACAAAATAACTTAAACTACAACCAAGGTGACACTATCTACTTTAGATATCAAACTGGTGGTGCGCCTGTAGTATGGTGGGATAGAAATGAACTACCAGGCGGCGCCACAAACTTCCGCGGTGCTATCATAGACTATCACGCCTATGATACTGATTCCGGAACAATGATAGGAACTATACATATCGCCAGAGACAGTGGAGATGAATTTATCACTCATACTGAAGTATTCAGTGGAGGCACTGATGGCGAAAATATAGATCTGTGGTTACAGACTACCGAAGGACAACTGAAATATCGTCGCTTAGACGGCGAAAGTTCTACATTAAAAGTACAGTGGAGTGCTAAGGTATTCTACGGTTCAGAGTATTGGGATTAATTAGGGGCAAACAAAAATGACAAGAATAAGACGAATAAATGTAAGTCAAGTTGAAGGCAACGGCTCTAACGATAATAACACAGATGAAATACGCCCCTATGGTGAAATAGCAGTTTATGTTGGAGATAACAACAAGTTAGAACTGCTGATGTTTGACGGTGTTCGCACACACCAACGAAGCAAAGTCCTAAACAAAGGCACATTCTACGGTGGAGATGCTGACAGTGCTGATGGAGCAGGTTACGATACTATTAAGTTAGTGCCCGACGAAACTCTTAGACAAGGTGGAAGTCAGCAATACATTATCGTTGAACCCACAGGCGGCGAGCCAGGACATGTACACATCAGAGCAGGCGGTACAATAGATAACAGCAGTGCTGATTTGTTCTTAGGTGGCGAATTAAATCATGTCCGAGTAAGCGACACCAGTAATATCGTAACAATATCCGCGGATGCTGGCGGTGGTGCTACTCGCAATTGGTTATTTGATGCTAATGGCCTTTTATCAGTTCCAGCAATTAACAACGAAAGTTTGTTTATCCAAGGTGCTGAAATAGGTTCAACAACTTCAGGTATTGGTATAACAGCGACTAACGGCATTACATTAACTACAGACGCACTAGGAGCACCAAAGTTTTGGCAGTTTGGCGCTGATGGTAATCTAACTCTTCCAGCAGGATTTGTTAGATCAACACAGATTACAGGATTAAATTTAGCATCCAACTACGATGTACATATCTTAGCAGACTATACAGATAATAATCACGAATGGATATTCGAAGCCAGTACAGCAGAACTCACTGTACCAGGTGCTATCAAGAGTAAAACTAATACCCCCACAGGTACACAGATTGCTAACCTTCCTTACACATTAGGAGCAGGTGCTGCCAACGGATATGTAGGCATTGGTGTAGAGTGGAACGCGGTAATAGCACTGGGCAATTTAACTGGCTACACCTTAACCGCACAGCAAACTGGCAGCACCATTTTCACAACTATCATTACCCAGATGCGTGATGATTTAGGTGGAGCACCTGCTTTCCAGACTGCGGATGGTCTCCCTGGTTATGCTGCCGATATAACATTTACACTTACCAGCCCAGATTATGCGCCACAGACTATTAATGATTTAGAACTTGCCGCCGGTACCAACACTTGGACATTTAGTAGCACAACTGGCGGATTGACATTCCCAGATTCTACAGTACAGACCACAGCATGGACCGGAACAACCGCTGTAACCACTGTCAGTACCGGTGGCGTTGTAAATGCTACATTATCTCAAGAAATATTGTTATGCGATCCTAACGCTGCCGGCGCTAACGTTAATATTCTTTTACCAACAAGTCCTTACGAAGGTAAAATATATACTGTAAAAAATATCAATGCTGGAAGCTACGTTGTTTATGTTCAACCAGATATTGCTCATGCTATAGAAACTGAAACAGGAACAGTTGCCACTGAAACATTTGCTACTTTGACTAATACTGGTGCGACAATGACTTGGGTTTATTCAAATGGCACCTGGAGAGCTATTAACAAGTTTGGCATATAATAAATATACTAAAGAGAGTAAACTATGAGATTTCGTGAATTTATTATTAAACCTGAAGAACTAGACCTACAAGAGGGTGATAGCTTTGATATCGAATTAGATAACATGGTACTAGAAACTGGTATTTTAGAAGTACTAGAAGACGGTGTTCTAGTAGAAATGGATGCTGTGGGAATGAGCTATTTGTCTAGCTTTCAGCTAGATGAAGCTGAATATCAAGGTCGAAACGTTCCTCTTGGTAAGCCTATGAAAGGCGATGTTAAAAAATCTAAAGTTTACGTAAAAGGTCCTAGCGGACGTGTAGTTAAAGTAAACTTTGGCGATAAAAAAATGAAAATTAAAAAGTCTAACCCTAAACGCCGTAAGAGTTTTAGAGCTAGACATAATTGTGCAAATCCAGGGCCTCGTTGGAAGGCACGTTACTGGTCATGCCGTGCATGGTAATAGGAAAATAAAATGCCAATACAAACAATTAACGTAGGTGGTTATGCAAACGATGGCACGGGTGACGATTTGCGCACAGCATTTGAAAAAGTAAATGCTAACTTTACATTATTAGGTGCAACTTCTGGAGCACAAAATGGTGCTAACCTTGGAGCAGGTGTTGGCGTTTTTGCGCAAAGAAACAATACTACAACTAACTTAGAATTTAAGAGTTTAACAAGTATTGACAGTTCTGTAGAAATTACAGCAACTACAACTACCGTTAACTTAAAAAATAAATCAAAATTAATTAATGACACCACCCCACAATTAGGAGCAAACTTAGATCTTAATGGACGTAACATCATTGACGTTGCGGGAGGCGGAAGTGTTAATACTAGCATATTTGGTCTCGATGTTAGACTAATAAACGGTTTAGTCGAACTGATGATTGCGTCAAATTCAGTTAATATTGATTTTGGAACTATTCTAAGCCCTACTGGATTTACAGGCGTAACCGGAAATGACGGTTTTGACGTTGATATGAACGGATTGTTGCTTAACGGATTTGTTGGAATTCCCAACGTTAGTAACCTAGACTTCGGACAAATTGCCCAAATTTAACGATAAATATTGCTACAACCGAGAGCAATTATGGCGTTAAATGTCTGGACTAAAACATCAGGGTATTCGTTTGGAACTTTCCAAGAACGTTTAACCTTTAATCAACAACTTCCTATAGATCCTGCAATTACTGGAGTTACTTTTGCAGTAATTTCTGGAAAACTACCTCCTGGTCTAAGAATCGACGGCTCAAGCATTGTAGGGTCTCCTTTTGAAGTAGCAAGATCAACTACTTTTACATTCTGTATTAGAGCTAGTAAAAATAACGAAATATCAGATAGAACATTTTCAATCACAATTGAAGGTGAAGATATTCCAGAATTTATAACACCCGAAGGATTTTTAAATATCGATGATCCCGGTGAACTGTTTATCTTAGATAGTACATACGTAGATTATCAAATACAAGCTCTAGACACTGACACTGCCGCAGGTCAACGATTAAGCTATTTCATTGCCAAAGACGACGGACAGTTACCACCAGGACTAATCCTTACCGAAGATGGAAGAATTGTTGGTTTTGTACAACCAGCACTATCAATTAGACCAGAAGACGGTAATGGAACGTTTGATAACAGTACCTACGATGCTGTTGCGTACGACTTTGCGTTTTTACCTACTAACGGTTACGACAGCTACATTTATGATAGCGTGTTTTTTGATTTTGCATTACCAAGTACTAAACCAAGAAAACTAAACAGAACATACGAATTCAAAATAACTGTAACAGACGGTGACAGTTATACAAAAAGATCGTTTAAGATCTTTGTTGTAGGTGACGATTACTTCCGTGCTGACAACACAACATGGCAAACTGGTAACGCTATGTTTAACGCAGACGTTACTTACATGCGAGCACCAATGTGGCTAACTCCTAGCTACTTAGGTCTGTACAGAGCAAACAACTACGTTACATTAATTTTAGATACTTACGAAAAAGAAAACGTTATCTATAATCTTGAAACAGTTAATGCTGATTGTATTGCAACTACAAGAAGAATAGGACAGCCTGACAATATTCAAGGTAGCAATACTTTAACAATTACACTAGCAACTACTAGACCAACTGTAGGACACTTCTTAACACTACAAGGTTTAGTTGACGGAGAAACACAAATTAACCGTGTTGACAATGTTATTGATTTAGGCAATAACGAATACAGACTAACTCTTTACTACCCGTTACAGGCAGTAATACCAGATAACGTTACATTCTTAATTGGTACACTAAGTCAACTTCCAGACGGCATGCAGTTTGACGAAAACAATGCAGAAATTTTTGGCCGTGTACCCTACCAGCCTGCTATTACTAAGAGCTACAGATTTACAGTAAATGCTACAAGACTTAGCGACAAAGGTGAAAAAGCCAGCACTCCTAAAATATTCACTGTTGATTTATTAGGTGAAGTTGACAGTGTTTTATCTTGGAATACTCCATCCGATTTAGGAACTATTAATGCTAACTTTGTTTCAACATTAAGTGTTAAAGCCACAAGCACTGTTCCTAATGCTACACTCCTATACAGAGTAACTAGTGGCAGTTTACCACCTGGACTAAGTTTAGACCTTGACGGAGAAATTGTAGGTAAAGTTAATCAATACGGAAATCCAAGTTTAGGTATCCCCGGATTAACTACATTTGACTTTCAAACAGGCGTAACCACATTTGATGGCGGCACAACTAGCGTTGATAGATTATATCAGTTTACTATTGAAGCTAGGGATCCGTTTGGTTACAGTGCAATTTCAAGAACATTTACAATAGCAATTGACACACCAAATCAGCTAGTCTACAGCAACATCAGAGTTAAGCCGTTCTTAAAACAAGAACAAAGAGCTCTCTGGAGAGAATTTATTGAAAACACATCTGTGTTTACTCCCGATAGTATCTACAGAGCCAACGATATAAACTTTGGCATACAGCGAGAGTTAGCTATGCTAGTCTATGCCGGTATTGAAACTAAAGAAGCGGCCGCGTATGTCAGTGCTATAGGGTTAAATCATAAAAAGAAACGATTTCATTTTGGAGAAGTAAAGAAAGCAGTTGCTTACATACCCGGAACAAAAACTGCGGTCTATGAAGTAATCTACGTAGAAATGTTAGACCCTCTTGAACCTAACGGAAAACGTTTACCCAACAAATTAGAAAAATTAGGAAAACAGCCTAATAAAATTACTGCTGACACTAGCAATAGTTTCTGGAGTAGAAGTATCAGTGACTTGTCTATAGACGCTCCTAGTTCAGTAAGACCAGACAATATTATTACTGTTGACAGCAGAGGATATGAAGTTTCTAACCCTAACGTAACAGAATACTTCCCTAACAGTATTAGTAACTGGAGAGATCGTTTACGAAACTGGCAAGACGGGTCAGAGTCGTTTGAAACTGAAAGAAATTACTTACCCTTGTGGATGCGAAGCATTCAGCCAGGAACTAAGCAAGAGCTTGATTTTAGACTAGCAGTTCCGCTTTGCTATTGCAAAGTTGGAACAGCAGATGACATCTTGCTAAACATTAAAAATTACATAAAAGTATCTGGATTTAAGTTTAATCAGCTTGATTACACAGCTGATAGATACATAATTGACTCTGTAGAGGGTCTAACACAAGATAAATATCTAGTATTCAGGAATGATAGGATAACCATATGAGCAGCCAAATAAACTCTAACAACATTGACGCTACCTACCCAGTAGCAGGGCAAGATAACGACAGCCAAGGCTTTCGTGATAACTTCTCTGCCATTAAAAACAACTTTACTTACACTAAGAGTGAAATTGAAGACCTACAAAGCAAGGTAGTTTTAAAGGCGGCTTTAACTGGCGGCAGTTTAAACAACGATATGGGAGGTAGCAATATCTCCAACGGAACTTATACTAACTTCCATGGCACATCATATGCTCAAACTGTTAACACTGCGGCAGATATTAATATTGAAAATGGATCCTTACAAGCATTTACCTTAAACAGTAACACTACATTTACATTTAAAAATTGGCCAGACTCTGGAACCTACGCAAACGTTAGAGTACATTTTGTCAACAACTCAACCCCAATTAACGTAGGCAGTAGCATTACTGTTGGAAAAAGATATACCATCAATGAAGTTGGAACAACTAACTTTATTTCTATGGGTGCTGACCCAACTGTAACATTAACCGGCGGTATCACCGGAACTACCTTAACTGTTAGCGCAGTATCGGGTGGTACTATTACGGTTGGTACTTATATCTACGGTACTGGTGTTATTGCTGGCACACGAGTAAGTGGACTTATTACAGGCCAAGGCGGTACAGGAACATACCAAGTTGACGTAACTCATAGTTCCGCAGTTCCAAGCGGAACACCGATGACTGGTGTAACTTCGGGGGTTGTATTTACTGCTGATACACAAGGTTCAGGAACTGGTACAGTTAAACCATGGTTAGAAGCTGTACTTCAATCCGAAGGTGTTAGCGAAGTTATTCCTGACTCAGAATTTGATTTACCGTTACTATTGAATCCCAACGGTGCTAGCCAAGTAATCGAAGCATGGACATGGACTGGAAGCAGTTCTAGAAAGATTTACGTAAACTATATTGGTAATTTAGATAATACAAACGGTTCTAATTTCAACACATTTAGAACAGGATCTGTTATCCTTGACAATGATCAAGATTCTTCAAGTGTCGACACTGGTGCGTTACAAGTTGCTGGTGGCGCAGGTATTGGTAAAAATTTAAATGTTGGCGGTAACGTTGTTGTAACTGGTAACTTAACTGTCGCAGGAAACACAACATTAACAACATCATCAGTAACTATAAACGACATTGGTTCAATTACTAATGTTAACATTGATGCTCCTATTAACGGAGATAGCTTAAAATATAACAGCACAACTGAAGAGTGGTCAAATAACGTTGATTTAGTTGAGTATTGGGTCAGCGTTGGTAACTTTGGAAACTTAACTCAGCAGGTATTTTATCTTGCAACTACACAAAACGGCTCAGGAACACCTCTAGCATATAGCGACGGTACACAATTTGGGTTAAAATTCCAGCCAGGTAAAAAGTATCGTTTCTATCAAAGAAGTGGTGCAAACAACACCAACTATCCTTTAAGATTTTCAAGAACACCAGATACTATTACAACCTTAAACAACATCGGTGGTGGCACAGTTGTAGACTATACTGAAAATGTACAGTACGCCAAAGATGGTACTGGCGCAGTTATTCCTGCTGGTACAAACGGCGCATACGCTGAAATTTTAATTACAGAAAATACACCGAGTCCATTATATCTATACGCATTAATGACTGATGGTCCAAATACAACCAATGGTGCATTAATATATCAAAACAACGGAAGCACAGGGGCTGGCGGAACAGAAACTGATAAAGTAGGTGCTCAATACCCAGTACAAGTTGGCAGTGGTCCTGTAAGAGTACTTGATGATTACAGACCAATTGGTAGTCAAGATATTATGGTCGATACTACTGCTAAAGCCATTACTATTACTCTTCCAGCTAGTCCTTCACAAGGAACTGTTATTAATATAGTCGATGCAGGTAATGCACAGACAAATAATATAACTATTGACTCTAACGGTTTAGAAATTAACGGTGTTATTCAAGATATTATTATAGCAGGTAATCACGGTGCAGTTATGTTAGTATTCAACACTGTTGCATCAGGTTGGTCTGCTGTTAGAACTAGCTTTAACGGAACTGAAGATGTTGCACCTAATGCATCGATTAACCTTAATACTGCTGTTAGTTACTTTGCAGTTAATGGTGCAGAATCAGCATCGTTAGCTAACGGTGTTGAAGGACAAGTTAAAACATTAATAATGCAAAGTGCGGCTGGATCTATGACTGTTTCTGTAGCCAGCGCAGGTTGGAGAACTAGTGGATCTGGTAGTATCAAGTTTGATGCTAACGGCGACAGCGTTATTTTACAATTCATCCAAAACAAGTGGTATATTATTTCTAATAACGGATGCGAAATTGACAGCGTTCTTCCTGCACAGATCGTTGCGGCACCAGCTACAAAAACTAGCCCAGGTGTTCCGGGTCAAATTGCATACACTGCCACAGAACTATACATCTGTACAGCAACCAATATTTGGGCAAGAGTAGCAATTAATCCAAACTGGCCATAATATGCATCCTTTAATACACGACTTAGACAATCTTAAGGATAGCGAGTTAGAAAACAGAATTAGTGATCTAACTCGCAAATACCTTTCTACACATAATTTCCAACTACAGCAACAACTTGTTATGGTATTGGACACTTATAAAGAAGAATTGGCTAAACGCCAGCGAGAAGCCTATACAAAAATGATGGAAACTCGCAATAAAGATCTTGACAAACTAATTAAAGTCGACTAAAATAGTCGATATGCGTCTAGACAAATATTCTAATCCCGTACTTAACGAAAAGGACTTATTTGATGCCCTGTATAAAGGGCACAAGTTTGATCCTAGCGACATTGTGTTTGTTGAAGAACGTAACTGGGAAATACTACAGTTTGAGGGCGCAACCAGTCTCCGTTTTAGCGAGCCAATAAACAGCCCAACACTTACTCCAGAACAACTAGATTTGGCATACCAAGAAACCTGGAATATGCCTGACGAATACAAGCAATTGGACATTGAAGAGTTCCTAGTCAGTGTTTGTCCAAAAGAAAACTATCAGCGACTTGTAGAAGAATTGGATGCGTACAAAGCAAGAAACATGCTAGATTTGCTACGCTGGTTAAAATATTTTGTAGATAATTGCTCAAAAAACAATATTGTATGGGGTTTAGGTCGAGGGTCTAGTGTAGCCAGCTATGTTTTATACTTAATAGGTGTACACAGTATTGACTCGATCAAATATAATTTAGACTGGCAAGAATTCCTGAGATAAGTAATTCATAATCCAAGGAGATTAATATGGCAATGAAAGAACAACCAAAACAAGTTTACCGAAGTATGCAAGGTAAAGAAGTAGACATGCATAAGCTCGTCATGCAAAATGAAATGACTGTGGCTGTAGGCAACGTAAAAGTCAACGCACGAGGCGATGAACTTGGCCCAGGTGGCAAAATTATTCGTAAACGTGAAGACGTTCTAAGAGAAGCACCAGGAACTAAAACCGCTAATGTAAAAAATGTAGCTGATATGGATCCAGAGGGTAACGAATGAAAGCAGTAGCAAGTAAAATTAAACCAATTCGCAAGCATATTCTTGTAAGAGACATGAACTTTGGTGAGCAGAAGACTGCCAGCGGTATTGTTTTACGCAGTGATGACGGAAAGTCAGAAGGTGTTAAGCCTCGCTGGGCAAAGGTGTTTGCTGTTGGCCCAGAACAAACTGATGTAAAGGTAGGCGAATGGATTTTACTCGAGCACGGTCGATGGACTCGAGGTGTTGAAGTTGAGGAAGACGACGGTACTAAATTTACTCTTTGGAGAGCTGATCCAGACGGCATCCTTGCATCAGCTGACGAAAAACCAAACGACCTCGAACTCGGTCAGTTTGCTACACCGACACACGGTTCGGTACACAGTCCAGCAGACTTTATTCGTCCATCTTTATAATCTTTTGAGTAACAGGGCTATTGACAAGCCCTGTTCTCTCCTTTATACTTAGATAGTAAAAAGGAGA